CCCAGAAACGGGAATATCCTGTCCGACACTCCCTTGATGCAGGTCGCCTGAACACGGATGAATCCGCATTCCTTGGCTAGTTTTGGCAGGTATTCTCGGAGACTCTTGAGGCAGAGCTTGACGTGGCGTCTAAAGAACGCGGTAGGGAGAATCCATGCCTCGCCCCGATTCCATTGCAGGTTTACGATTCCCCCAGCAAACACGGGTTCACCGTCCGAAAGAAGACAGAGCGCAGCCGAACCCTGAGAGAAATAGGACCGTCCCAACTGGGATGCCAGAGTCTCCCCCAGCAATTTGTCGAGGTATTCGGGCGTCAATGGAACAATTTCTGTCATCAGTCCTGATTCACACTCATCCTCGCTACCAGCCCCCTTACCGTAAACGGAAGAGGATCGCTCTGCGTGATGTAAATTTGAGAGTCGTCGTTCCAGTCGCAATCCAGATCCCAGGTAAACTCGATGGTGCTCATCTGAGGCTGCTGCGCCATGGCTCCCGGGCCATAATTGATCGGATACATGTGATTTAGGTCAGTCCCCACGTTTCCTCCCATGGCCTGATAGAGCGAGATGGTCATACGCTCCAGCTTCTGCCTCATCCCACGAGTGGTAGATCCCTGCGAACTCAGGATGGGGTTGGTCGGACGCAAAGTCATCTGATAAGGAATCCCAACCACAATCAGGTTGGCATAGTAGGGAAGCGTGACTGTATCAGAGGTCACAGGTGTTGGCGGCTGGATGTACGTGCTGTCCCCAATCGCGGTAATCTGCTGGCCTATAAGGTAACCAAGCCCGGTTAAGGTGTTCGTAACCTGCCTCCCTGTCCCTCCCCCGGTATACACGCCAAAGGACGTTGTATCCATCCCGTCAAGAACATAGCTGTTGGTCGTCACCCCGCTGATCGAATATGCCTGAGTTGCGTCCTGATTGATCTCCGTCATTCCCTGAACGCCTGTGATGTTTACGTACATGCCATTCGAAAACCCGTGTCCGGGAGACTGCACGACGCACGGAGTGCCGTTATTGATCCCGGTAATCTGAGCGGCGGGAAGCAACTGCAACCTCTGTCCAGCGTTGACAAAGAAGGAGTTAGATATTTGAGAGAACAACTCGTGAGGCATGAAGTATTCGACAAACCTCTGGGTCACGCCATTGGTCTGACGGTTAACCACTACGGCCAACTGGTCTTCCTGATTCTTTCCGCTGATGACGGCAAGAGATTCGATCTTGCCGGGAAGCATGTTGACCCTGAACCATGCGTATACCTTATCCTGCTGATTAAAGACAAGGCCGATCAACTGTCCGTCCTTTCGAGCGCACCAGTAAATCGGGTATGGCTCCATCTGGAATGCGGTCTGGGCAATCCCTGAAGTGGCTTCGGTCGGACCTAACGTGATCACCCGGTTCAGGCGGGTCAAATCATAGTTATCCCACTGATTGGATACGAAATTGAAGATCAGAAACTGCACGATGCGCGTGGAGCGCGAGACGAAGATAGCTGAAGACCCCACGAGTTGCGGCTGAAGATTACTCACTCCAAGCGTCGTCTGCTTGGCGGCGGTCACATTCACCTGACTCAAGGACTGGCCATTCGAACCAGTCATGACCCAGACGCCACCAGAGGTTCCAATGACTAGCGAGTTGGGCGTACCAATCATGTTCAGAATCTGGTCCAGTTTGTTCGAAACTAGGGTGAACTGAATGGCAAAGTCTTCCGCGTTCGGATCGCATATGAAATCCGGATAGTCGTCCTGAACGCTTCCGTTGATCTGGGTGGGGTTGTTTTCGCTGCCGCCAACGCAGAGACGTTCCTGGTACAACGTTCCGCAGGCCGGATAATCCCCTGTCCCGGCAAACAGTGGCATCACCTGTACGGCAAAACCTCCACTCACATATTTCAGATACCCTGTGGAATCGACAGCCGAGCCAGTGTTCGGGTCTTGCAGAGAGAAGGAAAACGTTCCAGCCCCATAGCTTGGGTTGGCGACGATGAACTCGCCTTGATTGAGTTCGACCATGCCTGCGATTTCGTTCATGTAGACGCGGCTTCCGGAAACAAAGGCATTCCCTGTCGCCGCTACCGTCACCACGCAAGGGTTCGCCTGAGTGATTGCGGTAATCGACTGTCCCAGCGCCGAGTATCCCGTCTTGACGACATCGAGCGTTCCACGATAGGCGGACTCTCCGGGTTGCTGTCCGGGAAGCGAGAGTGAGTAAACCCATGAGTTCGCGCTCTGTCGTTCCAGAACCGCCGGAGGATACTTAGGATGAAAGATCCAAAGAACATCGGCGCTCTGGGTGCTCAGGTCCAGGTCGAAGAGATCGCTCTCAGCATAGGGCGTAACAACCTCAATGGGAGGTTCTGTGCTCTCATCGAATTGCTGCCAGTAGGCAGCGTTCCACGCGAGCATTCCGGATGCTCCAATGGCGATAGGAAACTCGTCATTCTGGTTGTTGGCTACGCACTGAGCAATCCAGTTTGAGTTCTGCAAAGGACTATTCCCTGTAGAGAGTATCCAGGGAGTAGCGTAATAAACCGAATCCGGAGTCACCGTCCATTTGGTCAGATCGATGTAGTTGGAGGTTCCGGCATTGAGAGAACCAAGAGCGCGCACAGCCGCTTGGATCAGGTTCGCCGCATTATTGGCAGGTGTTGTATTGGCCAAAACAATCACAAACCCCTCATTCGGGGATGCACCAGCCTTGGTGACATACATCGTATCAATGCTGTTGACAGCAACACCCAGGAACGCGCCTGCCGCGTTGGTTGTTCCGTAAGGAGAAGAAATGTAAAGTACTCCCTTGGATAAATCGATGACGCCAGCCGTGGGAGAAAAGCAACTGGTGTAGGTTGGACCAACGAGAGCCACATTATTCGCTACATAGGAAGTGGCTGGATCGAAGTTGGCCTGATCGGGAACCTGCAAAGCCAATCCAAGCGACCAGTCTCCCTGCTTCGCGCCTTCCCAGACACGAATCACTCCGGAGGAAAACTCCAGAATAGCTCCCTGTTCCGTAGAGAACTGAAATGGAGCAAGACGGCTTTTCCCGCTCGATGCGGTCTGCATCTGCTCACTCGGTACGGTCAGCGGAGTCGAGATTAGATAGGTGCCGGTTCCCCCTGTTCCGGTGTAGGGAAGAGTCACCGTTCCTGATGGGCAGTTGACAGTGATGACTCCGCACGAAGCATCAATGGCGTTGGGAGGATTGCCGATGGCCGTTGCGCTGACAGCGATCTTTAGCCGAAAACTGGCTAGATTCGTGACTCCTGTAATGGTGAAATTCGTTACCGTATCCACCTGATCCGGATTGAGCGAAGAGTAGAACTCTGTGTAGGTAATTCCGGCATCGATGGAATAGGAATAGGATGCCTTGATGCTTCCTCGCGGATTCTGGAACAAGCCAGAGATGCTGATAGGAACCGAGACGTTGGCCAGACCCCCAGTCACTGTGACGGAAGGCAATCCGGACAGCACAAGTGAGTTGGTTCCGACAGAACTGTCGACCTGAACATCGCCACCCGGCATCGAAACATTGGTTCCGCCTCCAGCCCCGCCGCTCGCTCCCGACATAAGAATGACACCGGGAATGATTCCGTCGCCAAACAGACTCTGACCGGCCCGCAGAATTCCGTAATTTACATCGGTCACGGTCAGGGTTGTGGATGTGATCGACCCGGTAAACATCGACCCGCCCAATGCCGTTGCCCCGGCAAAGTAGGAACCTGGCATCTTCTTGGCTCCGCCCTCTACCAGGGGGACGGCATTCTCAAGGGTCAGGCAGGCAGAAGCATACTTCGATACATCATCCCGGAAGGCGACCAGTTCACTGACTTCACCCGCATTGAATGCCTGCCGTACTGTATAGACCTTGGGCGGCATAGCTTACCATAACCTAACGACACGTCCGGCATCCTGCCAGGAGGTTGACCCGTCTTCGTCCTCTGAGAAATCAAGGCATTCATTCTGCGCTTCAGCCGAATTAAGGCTGTCGCGATACGCCTGCTGCATCTGCTCGTACTTCTGCTTGTCCTCCGTGATCCCGATAGACAACTCCATTGCCAGACGGTTCGCAAGGCAGTTCACAAATCCCGGCATCAACTGGGTATAGTCGGAGATCAACTGGATGTAGGTAATCATGGCTGGGCCGCGCCACCCGCCGTAGTTCGTGATCGCATATCGTCCACCGGGAAATGGGGGAGGGTAGGGGACGGGAGGATCGGACAAAGGAGCAAGCCACCCCTGAGTCAGCGTCTCCACCTTGTAATCGGTGTCGTATGGCCAGAAAGGAGGGTCTTCCCGGCGATACCATCCGGTTCCTTCCGGACCCCATCCCCACCAGAATCCGAGAACTCTCCGCTCCGGTCTTTTGAGGGGCCGAACGAAGCGCAGAAGATCGTCGGGCAAGGCCCATGCGTAGCGATAAGAGTACAGAGGGACAACATCGCTCAACTGCAACTGGACGCGGGTCTTGGCAAACTTCCAGTCGCGCTCGGAGAGAACTTCCTGAAAGATCATGTCCCATACAGCCAAGACCTTGACTGCGTTGGGAGAGTTCTCATTGATGCTGGTGATCTGGCCGCGAGCACCGATGCGACCTAGGGCGAGGTTCGATATACCCGTCTGAGAATAGTTCACCTACGCCCCCTAAGTCACTGTTACTGCATCCGTTACCTCTTCATTTTTGTGCGACCATCTCAGATGACCCACCAATCCGCGACGATCCTTGAACCGTTTCTCGCACTTGTCACAGGCAAATTTGAGTTCTGGCTCCTCATCTGGAGAATCGTCCTTGATGAGCTTCAAGTCCTTGTGAAACTTGTTCGAATGGTTCCCAAGGGCATTGAGCGTCTTGAATTTCATCCCGAAACCCGGACAGGCTTCTTCCTTGCAGGAATAGTCCTTCTCAACAACTACGCCTTCATTGGTTCGAGTAATGTTCCGATCAAACTGGAATACGTACGCAGGCTTGGGAACGGGAATCGTCTTCATGTTTCCGTCCCTGTCCCGGTAATATCGGACAGACCTTCCCTGCTCGTCATAAGCAACAGGAACAACAGTAAGATCAGCCAGCTTGGAGTCTGAAGGAATCTCGTACTCCAAGCCGGGTAGAAACTCGCGCGCAGTTTCGTTATCCCACGCGCGAGCCGTGCAAAGTGCCTTCACCAGCATTATTGTTCTCCACCAGTGCGTGGTCCATACCACGACACCAGATAGCCGGTTGTCGCTGCCCCTCCCGCGTTGGCCGCATACCAGCGCAGGAATTCAAGCACCGAACCGGGGTTGACGGGAATGAAGTAGTGCGCTCCTTGAACAGCCAACTGCGCGGCAGTCAGAGTGCGCGAGCCGATGACGTTGGCTGCGGTGTTGTAGAGTGCTGCCGTAGCCGAAGAAGTGGCGACGGTAAACGCAATCGAGGTGGTCGCTGCCGTCAACATCGGAGCGGTGATGAGCAGATGAATACCCATCTCCACCCCACCTGTCCCCAGAGCTTCGGGAGGGAAGGTGTAAGCCTTCTCGTATCCCGATGGGAATTGGGGAAGATACGGATAGACGATCCCCGAGGAAGGTGCGCCGAAGTCGAGTTCGAGATTCGAATACTGCGCACTGCCGGTAAGAGCATCCCCGAGAGTATTGGGGCTGAAGGTCATGGCAATCGGCCCAACGCTCTGCGAGATGTTTACCGTGTAGGTTGTGCCCGCGCCCAGACCGATCCCGTTTCCGAGAGCGGTGATGTAGGTTCCCGCCGTGACGCCAACCCCGGTAATAAGCTGGCCAACCTGGACCTGCCCCGTGGTCAGAGTGGTGACGGTTAACGTGGTTCCGGAGATTGTACCGCTGGACGCAGCATTCGCGGTTGAGGTTACAGGTCCATACGCTGAAGATCCGGAGCCGTGGAGGTAAAGTAATGCATCAGATACTGGCATGTCGTTTCTCCTTTAGCTCACAACGGTTTCGGTTGACAGAAGCTTTTCAGCAACATAGATGGGGATGTTCTGGAACTTGGTGACTGCCTTCCCGAACACGTCCATCGAGTTGTCGCTGGGTGGAGTGAAATAGGTATTGATCTTCTGCGAGACCGCGCGAATGTCGATCTGGGTCTTCAAGGCGCGATTCACGAAGATCACTGTACCCGGTGCTTCACCCGCTCGCGGAAGCCAGTTTTTAGCCTCAATGAAGATGTTCTCATCGAAGTTGTTGCTGGACAACACCGCAGGATTGATGTTGCAGATACGCTGCACCGCGCGCTCATCGGGAATCTGAATTCCCAGCATCCACTCAAAGTGAGTGCGGAGAACCTGATACAGATAGTTCGCGCCTACCGCAGCGGTCCCGCTGGCCAGTTCCTTGGTAGACTCGCCAAGGTCTTCAACCCTCAGACCTGCCGGTGAGTTGGGAGGATAGATCCCATAAATTGAATCATCCCCAAACTCAATCATCCACGCCGAGGTCGTGTTGCCTGAACTGGCTCCGCCGTTCCACACGTTCGGTTGCCATGTCTGGTCTCCGTTCGGATAGGATTCAAGGTTGTTGAACCGCGTAGTCAGTCCGTTGATGACGCCGGGGTTCAGTCCCTGGTTGCCATAAAACAGGATGGACTCAACCAGCTGGAACAGGCCCTCGATATGGCTCATGTCCTGGTCCGCTCGCCATGCGTTCGGATCGTTCTGAATGCTCCAGAGTTTCTTGTCAACCTCTCCGTAATCCTCCAGAAGCATGATGGGATCATTGAGCGGAGTGTTGTGTGCCGCCGTCGCCTTGATGCCCTCATTCCAGCGCCGTGTCGAGGCGATAGGAAGAGAGTCATTGCGCACGGCGATGTTTGACATGATGTTGTTTGAGGCTTTAAGTGGAAGCATTCTGACCAGCGGTGTCATGCGGTCAAGAACGCGCTTGGGCAGAACGAATCTTGCCCCCGCATCAGTGGACGAGTAGTTCGCCACGATGTCATTGAAGGTGGAATATCCAAGTTGTGATACATCCGTTGCCATAGCGATTCTCCCTTATCGTTTTGGAGGCGCAGGACTTTTGTCGTAGGCAATGAAGCTTACCTGCTTCCCTTGCGGCAGACTCGATCCTGCTTGCGGCGACCTATCTTCTCCGGTAAGCTCGGCCAGCTTCAAGAGCAGTTTTACCACCCCAAACCGGCTCTCGCCGTTCAGGTTGGCAAACGTCTTGTCGAAGTCCGAACCCAGATACTTGTTGGTCATACGCTTGGCCAGTTCCACGTTGGTATCGAACTTGTCGCCCATCTCGCTTCTCAGCTTCTGTTCGGCCTGCGTCATCTCTGTCTTGATGGCTGCGTTGTGTGCATCGACCATCTTCTGAATCTGTCCATTCCACAGACCGGACAACTGTTTAGCCTGAGTCTTGGTCAGACCGAGAGAATGAAACTGGTTCTTCCAGAAACCTGTCCACTCGGGAGCGTTCTTGTCTTCTCCGTCAAACTCGTATTCGCTGGGCTGTTTAGGTCGACCTAAAGCGTCGTAGTAGAGGTTTCGATCCTCATCACTCGCGTTATCCGGCAGTTTGGGAACATAGTCGCCTAGCTTCTTTTCGAGTTCGGTAGCCTTCGCCTTCAGTCCAAGATAGTCTTTGCCAAGTTCTCCAACCGTCTTGAATGAGATAAAGGCTTCGTTCTGTTTTAAGTCGTCAGGCAGACCGGCTCTCCATCCCAGGGATTCCGGCGTCGTTTGAGGTTGTTCCAATACGGCTTCAGGCATTACTTGCTCCTATGAATCGGGGGAGATGGGCTTTTGTCGTAGTCGATCATCTGCTTTGGTCTCTTCGACATCTTCCATTTCCCGAACAAAACTTTTCGTCTGAACATCAAATCTTCGTCATCATGAAGGGCGGCATTGGACGCACCCCCTGATCCGCCTTTACCGCCCTTCGCTGCTCCTCCACCGGTAGCCATTAGAGGTCCGCTGTCAGGCGCACGACAGCCGTGGCATTGAAGGTGAAGAGAGCATACTTTCCATCGGCGGGTCCGGTAATACCTCCCGCAGCCGCCGCTTCGAGCGTCGATGCCTGTCCGGAGTTGTTGAAGAAACCAAAGATATGCCCCGGAAAGGCGGCTGGCCAGTTCACTGTCGTTGCTCCAGACCCGGCATTGGTCATCACGTAGTAGGAACCGAGCGAGTTGGAATCGTTCAGATTGACGGTATTGGTGGTTCCGGCTCCGCCTACATTGATGGATTCGAAGTTGTCGGTGGCAAAAACAGCCTTGCCAACCTCCTGTGGAATGCGAATTCCATCAGGTCCGCCCATGCGTACGTTGTCATAGTTTGGTGCTGTTCCTGCCATGTCTTAGTCCTTTCCTTCCTCAACCATACCGAGTTGCCGGTAGAGTGGATCGAGCACGCGCGCCATACGCGCAATGGTGACAGCGACATTGTACTCCGCTACCACTGCAAGGTCTCTGGGGTCCATCGTCTCACCAAAATGGCCCAGCCTGAACAAAATATCTCCCATAACCTTCTGTCCTTCAAGGCTCTTGAAGGTATTTTCGTAGCATTTCTGAAGATCGTCCAGTTCATCCATTCTCTTCACCTCCCATCAGTTCCTTGAGAATACTGCCGGATTCGGGAGCCTTCGAGAGCGATGCTGCGGCCTTGGCCAGTTGCGGAATCTCCTCAGCCATCTCCTTATGCTGGGCCTGCTTCTGGAGGTTCTGCATAATTGTGGCAAAAGTCTTCTCGTCATACACGCAGTCCACCGGAGCGTTCACCGCATCCCTCAGCGTTCTCAGGATGTGCGGAGCATTGATTGCATGGATGATGGTGGGATCGATCTGGGCCAGTTTCATCGCCTCCCCAATGAAACCGTCAATGGCCCTTACAGTCGTCAGGCGGGTCTGCGCCTGTGCCAATGGGCCTAGATATTGGACCTGCACCGGTCCGTGCGCTGCCTGAAGCAGGATGGAGGGAGGTTCCGGAATGCGTCCGGCACCCGCCTCGATCTCATAAACGCGGTTGATCAGGGGATCGAAGGCTTCGGACTGAAGGTTGCCAACCCTCGTTCCGAGAATCGCCGCCTTCTCGCCCTGAAGCTCCTGAACCTGCTCCTGAACCATGCGCTCGCTTTTCCCGGCACTGGCCAGTTGCGACATCATCATGAACACGTCGGTATGGAAATGCTCCTTGATTTTTGCAGCCACTCTGTCCTGAAACTCCACTAAGAAGGGAAGATTCTGGACTCCCGTATACAGGGGCTGGGGCATACGCGTCCTGAGGTCGCCCCGGTTCGATTCAAGGTAGGTGATCCCGTTCGGACCTCGCTGGATTGCGCCCCTCTGATCGGAATAAGCCGCAAGAGGCGGTTCGGCGGCTCTTTGACCCGTAATCAGGTTGGTACGCGCCATCTGATTAATGAGCGCAATTGATACCCACGCATCGTGTCCGGGTCCACGACCATAGACTTCATCGTTGTTCTTGCGCCAGCGCCACGAGATGGTCGGCATGGAGTCGTAGCCGCTCTGCTTCACGATCACATTCTTCGAGTCAGCCAGTTCCGGACCGCGAGCGCCGAAGGTAATAATCTTTCCGCCCCGAGAATAGATCCAGTCCGAAGCCCACTTCTTGCCCTTGGCATCGATGCGCCACGGCTCGTAGTCCTGCCTGGGGTAGATGGCATGAAGAACGTCGCGCTCCGACTGCATGTTCGAGGTGTAGTCCTTCTCAAAATTCGGCTCGACCTTGCACATCTCGTCCCAGCCGAACTTCTGCGCCAGTTGCCGCAGCGTCATCTTGTATACGCGGTAATTGGTGTCGACCTTGCCGAACTGATTTTCCGCGATGAAGCATTCCCGGAAATGGGGAACTGTGAAGACGATGGCTGCTCGCTCGATGTCCTCCTCTACGATAATGTGCGAGGTTCCGTTGGTCGCTCCGTCCGAAATGAACTCGGTATTGACATCGTAGAAGTTACTGCGGTTGAACGCCGAATAGAGAACTTCCTCGCAATCCTGCAACCACTTCTGGACCTGCGGATATTGGTCTACGCGGTTGCCGTTCCAGCTGCGCATAACGCTGGTGCGGGGAAAGTTGAACTTGCCCGGTATCTGCAAGCCAAACCATGGCTGGTTCCTTGAGCACAGATACCCGGTCATCCCGTCCACGAGCATGTTCTTGGCCAGAAGCGCGGTATCGTCGTAGACATACTGTCCGGTAGGCTGGCCCGCCCACAAGTCTCTGTCGGTAATGAACCTGCGCCCGTGGTTGACGTAGGCAATGATGTTCTCGATCTGCGGTTCCCAGAACAGGCGCTGTTCGGCCAAGACGAGAAGGTATTTCAGGCAGTCCTTGGCCTTCTGCTCATCGCTTCTCTTTCCCAGTTTTGAAGGATCGTAGCCCCTGTCGCTGGCCTGCATGTGCGTGACGGAGCCAAAGGGATAAGGCATTTACGCTCCCAGAGTCGCTTTCCCGGTCTGTGCGCTTGGCGCTCCGAAGGGGCTGGTAAGGATCGTGCTGGCCATGCCCCTTCTCTTACTCAATGCTTCGGCCTGCGCCTGCGCTGCCGCCGATGCCGACTGCGCCTGCTCGGTAGCCGCCTCTACGGGGGAGGGAGCTTGCGGAGCCTTGGGCTGCTCGGCAATGGCAACTCCCGCAGTAGCCGCTCCGACTCCGGCAGCAATCAAAGGAATGAACGGGATGATCGGTGCCATCGTTAAGTCTTTACCTGCAAGCCATAATACAACTCATTGACATGATTGCGCTGGAGATTTTCTCTTTCCATGATGATCCGTGCCAGTTCCGCATCCATCTCCGGCATCGGTCTTTGATACACTGGCTGCTCCAGAGCCGCATACCTCACGCAGTCGCACATGTCCTTGTAGGCTTCTTCAGGCTTGTCGGTTCCCTCCTGCCACTGGTAGTTGGTCATGTCCTGCCATGGGCCTCGATCCCCCTTGCATCCCTCTGCGGCAAACATCATTCCGGGGAAACTTCCGTTTCTCGTAGAGGAATACTGCGGAGCCAGATATTCCTTGACCCGCTTGTGACCAAGAGCCACGTCGCCGGGAGCGGAGTGAGAGAGGACGATGTTTTTGATCCCCGCCTTGCCGAGTTCCTCTTCCCAGCTTGTCTCTTCGAGTCCGGTCTTGGTGGTCTTTGACCCGAACTTCGCATCGAGGATGACCATGGCAGGTTCCTTGTAACCCATCTCCGCCCGCCTGATCTTCACCTTGCGAGCGATCTCCTGAATGTTTCCGGTGGGCAGGAGGTAGGTGTACCAATAGATGCGGTTTGCGGGCTTGTCATTGATTACGATTTCTTCGGGAGAAACCGCACCAAATAACCATCGGGAAGGTCTTGCGTCGTGCGGGTCCAGAATTTCAATACGCATCCAGTCGGAGGGGATGTCAAAGTCCTTATATTGATGGATGCTCCTGTCCAGTTCCTTATAGACCAGCCCGCTGAGGTGCTTCCATTTTCCTTCTTCACGGGCTTCCCTTTCATCCTGATCGGTAATCTTCTTCAAGTAGTTGTCGATCCCTTCGCGGGGCATGAACCCCATCACCCTGCCGCACTTCGGGCACTTGTCCACAGGCCGTATCTGGTCGATGGCGAGGTTCTCGGGCTTGTTTTCCTCAATCGTCTCGTCGCAGTCCCGGCACCAGTCCTGGCAGTTGTCCCATGTAGGGCAGCGGAAGATGGCAATCTCCTGATCCTCTCCGCCATTATTGAAGGCATGGAGGGTGAACAGGTCGTAGATATAGGGCTCCTTCAGGGGCGTCATGGTCAGCCATGAGGGAGCGTTGGTCTTCATCTTGCCGCGCTCTGCGGCGTTCAGGATGGCTCGCGGAGGAGGCTCGTCCCAGTGAATCCAGTCGGCAAGAATGCCTTCAAAGCTCTCGGCGGGCTGGACATAGGATCGGAAGTGGATGGTAGAGCCACAGGGTCTTCCAAAGAGGTCGTTAGCGAGATACAGGCTCTTGATCGACCCGTCCGAGTAGCGTTCCTTCTGGGCACCGCAGAAACGGGTAAGGAACTCCATGAACTTCGGCTCGATGTTCTGGGCCAAGGTTTGACCGGCTACCTCGCAACCTACAATGCCCTGATTGGGAACCCGGATGGGGATGCGGTAGTCGGGGTCGGTCTGTCTCAGCCACGGACGGAACCCCATGGCGTGGGCAAGGTCTTCAGCTACCCCTATCGTCGTCTTGCCGGATTGATTTCCCGCCTCGAATAGTCGGGTTCTGGGAAGACGGCCACGGGCGTTCTTGATGCGGATAAACCGTTCCTGTGTGGGGTTCATGCGGAGCAGGGCCAGTTTGAACTCGTTGGCGATGTTCGATTCAACGAGGGCGAGGCTTTCCGGATTCGACGGGTCGTATCCTTCGAGGAGGTCCGGGATGGCCTGATTCTTGTCCTTGCGCACGGTTTCATCCTACACCCGTCCCATCTGGGATTGTGTACTACTTGGTAACGCTTTTCTGGCCCCTGCGGAATGCTTCGATCACGTCCTCGTTGTGATGCTTAATCATGATCTTGTGAACAGGATCATAGGCATTGATGTCAATCTGCAAGTCCTTCACTTCTTCCGGTATCTCCGGATGATCCGGGGCAAGGAACATGCGGCGTTGCCATTCCGCGCAAAACCACTGGATTGCGTCAGGAGAGGTTCGCTCCGATGCAAAGGAATTTAGCTGATTGTATGTCGGCACAATCGGATTCTCTGAGAGCCAGCGGAGAGCAGCTTCGAGGACTTGGAGGCACATCCCCTCAGACCACGGCGCAATCTGTCCCTTAATCGACATGCGGCTTGCCATCGCCGCCTTCAGCATCCCATCCGGTACTTTGATCTCGCTCATGGGTGCCTCAATGATGTGGTATAGATTGCTATGATTACGCCGACAATGAAGATCAGAATTGCCAGAACGTTAAGAGCCCTTCCAGACCATCTCTCGCTCATCGCTTACCATCCTCCAAAGTTGCAATATTGCAATCGGATGGCACCGCCTGCCCCATTGCCGCCAACAGCAGAAGAGTTGTAATCATGGCTTTGCCTATCCCTGTAATGCGTTTGCATGTTGGGTCAGGATTTCAGCAAGATCACGCGCCGTTTGAGAATCCATACCTATCCAAGCCGTGGTCTTGCCAAAGTCCACGAATATCGTGCCATCCTTTTGGTAGACAGCTAGTCTCAAATCCCCCTCGTCGGACTCATGAACCTTCCCTCGCGAGAATGTATTTGTAGCGCCGAGAGGATACTGGGTCCATGTTTTGTATGCACGAATATCCTCGACATCAGGCCACGAGCCGCGAAAGTTAAGAACGCGGTCATCGATGCCGAGAAACGCTGGCGGCTTTTCTGTCGGAAAGCTAAGCGTCTTTTCTACCCATCGACGCGCTTCTTCGTCGAAGTTTTCATGCGTGAACGAATCCTTTGCAAGAAATGCGAAACGATATTTCTCAAACCATTCACGCATGGCCGCAATCCCACCTTCCTGATGGCTCCGACTGGAGAACACCTGCAAATCAAAGTACGGAGCACATGAGTCAAGAAACTCAAACAGCCCCGGAACTGGCGGGTCAGGGATTACGTCCGCCCCCTTCCATCCAGATGTGTACATATGGCATACGCCATCGAAATCCAGGCAAAGAATCGGCTTGTTATCCTTCCCCATATTCGCTCCCGTTTTATTGCTCATCTCCTCGAACACCCCTTCTGGTGATACGGACTCACTGCAAAACACTCCGCACACCGATTCACAGCCCGTTCAGGGCCTTGATGACCTTCGCCAGATCGAACTTCGACTCCGGCATGGTCTGCTCCAGAAGAGAGGTCGTCTCCAGTCTGGGCAGAACCGCGTCCACATACTCGAACTTCATTGGATCGACGCCTACCTGCCGCCAGTCCCGGCTTTGCTTCCAAACCGTTTCTTCCCTTACGACCACGATTCTCACTATCGCTGCCGACTTCGGCTTCCTTACCCGCTTCTTCGTCTCTGCCATCACTTTCCCTCCTTTCGATTTCTGAACACGTCATGCAATAGAACTCGGTTCCGTTTTTGAAGCAGACATGCCCCGGTTGCGTACACTTGACAGATAGGGCTCCCGGCTCAGACGCGGGTCTTTCGTCAGGTCCTCCCCGTTCAGCCAGTTGGCCGCGCACGGAGTGCACCGGACGTAATCTGACCTCTGGCTTCTCGGCCTTCCGCACATCGGGCAAGGGAGACTCTCCAGTTCTCCGCCCTCCCTTGCCTCCCTCTGCACCTTCTCCTTCGCTTCCACCATCTCCTGCCACAACTCCATGGTCCCCTCCAAGCACCTGCCAGAGAATGTTGACGATTGCCGCATTGCGACTCCACTTCCGAAGATCAGCCTCGGCGTCCAACATCGCCAGCCATTCCTCAGAAACACGTATTGATATCACAGGCATGACTACATTGTACTACAGATGACTACTTTGTATTGCTTTTATGGGGAAAATTTATGAGCCAGACGATACGAAAATCGTGGTACGGGTGTCGAATGGGGGACCTGGGGTCCGTCCTTTAAGCATGCTTGCCCCTGCCCGTCACGGAACAAAACACAATCAATTCATAGGGATAGCTGCCAAGATGGCCGTAGAGCCCAGAGAACACATATATATAGATGCTGTGGAGTGGGGGACTGCCCTGTTATTGACGCCTGTTCTTCAGGGCCTCCACAACGTCTAACAGTATGGTGGCATTGATGTTAGTTGCCTGTCCACGTACCAGGCGTGCTTTGTCTTCCAGGATGGCTGCAGCAGTAATCGCCTCGACCGGTCGGGTTTTATCGATCTTTTCTTTTGTTATAGATGCGAGCATTCTAAGTTGCAACGAGTCAAACACGTCGGCTTTGGTTTCCTGAAAATCCCTGAGGTCTTCAAGGGATTTGTCATCAAGGAAGGATGCAAGGGTAATGCGGACGTTCTCATTGGAGCATCCGACTCGCTTGGCAATGGCTGCATTGGAGAGATCGGGATAACGGCTGTGCAGTGCTCTGATCTTTGGCGCTGCACCTGTCTTGGCTCCCATAGGACAGGATTTTATCATTCCTGCTGAAGATTTCCACAGATTACCTGAAAATACCTGTTGCATTCGTTGCATTCTGTGCTATTGTTGCATACATGAGCAAGGCAATCAGAGTCGAGATTGATGAATCGCTTCACGCTAAAGTGAAAGCCACAGCCTCATTGGCTGGCAAGACTCTGCGGCAGTTCATTCTGGATCTGCTCGCAGAGGCAGTGAAAGGAGCTTCCTTATGACCGTAACTGTCAGCAAAGAATCACTGTTGGAATCAACCGTTGTCGTCCTTGGCGATGCGCTATTTGCAATGCTCAACATTGAAAAGGCCGCCCTCGATGGTGCCGAAGAAGGTTTGGATGTTCCCTATCACTTCGCCAAGGTTCGGGCCGCTCTCAACGAATTGAAAGTGAGATTCCCGGATTTGTACGAAGATGCCATCGGCTAACACACGATTGCAATATTGCAAACCAAGAAAACGGAGGATTTTATGAAGCTTGATATACCCGGAATCGGTGGCAGTCTCGGCGAGTGTGTTCTCTGCGGTAAATCATTCCTGAAAGAGATTATGCTCAATCATTCAGTGGCTATGATCCATCTTGACGGATTTGATTCGGAGTTGCCTATTCACAAGGAAACCTGCCTCCCAGCATTGGAGAAGAATGGCCCCGATTGGAAATCATTGCCCGATGGACCATTGCGCCGTGAATTTGCCAAACACTTCGATAATGCGGTGCAGCCGTGACTCCACGTTGCACCGCTTCATGTCCCTGAGATTGACTTTGCGGTGTTTCACTCCATGACGCCGCAAGCGTCCGGTCTGGTAAACCGGGTCTGATTACGCAACATCAGACGTGGGATGCGTATACGAGACCACGCATAAACCAAGGAATATGGAGGAGTTATGAGCGGAACGGTTGAATCGCTGTATATCCCGGCCCAAGATGGCCTAGACGCAATTACGGTCTATTGGCACAACTACGAACCCGGAAAAGGAATGGTCACAATCACTTGCTGGGCGGCAGCTTGGAACTGCTATTTCGGTGGTATGTGCGGTCAAACTATTCAAGAGTTCTTTAAGAGCGCCGGAGTCGATTACCTCACCAGTAAACTCATCGACAATCAATGGCAGAAAATGACCAAGCGCCACGAAGCCTACCTCGGAAAGATTATTCGCGCAATCAAGGCGGTGCAGCCATGATCCCATCCATGCCCCCATCAGAAACGCTCTACAGGCTCGCCATGCTCGCGGAGACACGCCGGAAGGCCCAGGACCGCACCATAGGCCCAAACTCGATGGCAGAGCACCTTGAATTCGTAAGAAACGGCTATTTAATCGCCAATACGATGGCAGAAAGAGAGGCGGACGGTGCCCAATGAAAATCATTTCAAACGATCTTGAGCCAATCATTGAAACGTGGTCGGACCCAGGCGATTACCCATCAGGCGCAGGCGGAGGACCACTGCCAAGCTACAACTATCTTGCCGGATGCGAAGGGGAGATTGTTCTTGAATTTGATCCGGAAGACTTTATCGAGATTATGAATGAGGAAGTATGCGGCGATGGCCCAATCGATACGATGCCAAAGATATATGTAAAGAAATGGGATACGCCCATCCTTAGCCTCGTGGACGGCAAACTGAGGGTCCGTCTGTCTGTGGCTGAGTGTGACGCCGACCCGATAGAACCTGAGCCCGATTACGACGACATAGGAGACTGACAATGCCACGCAAATCTGACTGGCTCCTGGATGCCACCAAACGCGAGATCGCATACCGTGCTGCCAGGGATGTGATCGTGAGGGCTGTTGGAGCAGGCATCGTCTTTGTCTTTGGAATGGCCTTTGGGCTGTTCTTTCTGTGAAATTGCAATATTGCAACCCAAGAAAATGGAGGAGTTATGTGGGTAATCAGAAATTCAAATGGCTTGTACGTTGCTCCACTCGGTTCACATTGCTCATTTACGAGGTCATTAGAACGCGCTCGGAAGTTTTCGAGTAGAGAATCGGCTCAACTGGAGTGCTGTGGCAATGAGCATCCAGAGAGTATTTACAACATCCTCATCAGCTAAACCAAGGAAAGGAATCGGGTTATGAAAACCGACAATTGCCCCAAATGTGGGCATTCTATAGTGGTCCACTCAAAAACAGATTGCGCAATATGCAGATGCACCGGCCATTTTCGTGCGGCGGAGAATGGTAATCCCAAATGGGAAGCCAATTGCCGAGGAGTGGATGAATCAGGCACACCCTTAGTTGCAGTCCACGGCTCACGAGATATGGACGCCATCGACCGAGCGAATTTGATTTCTTGCGCCCCTGCTCTGAGAGATTCATTGCGGGAACTTTTTGACCTTGCCTTGCGCTGGGGATGCTCCAAGGAATATTGGAGCGTGTCAGATAAGTTAATCATCGACAAGGCCAACGATTTGATTACTAAAACACAGCGAAGAGGACTCTAGAAAATGGATAAGCCCAAAGAAATATTGAGCACTACCGCTCTTTTGGATGGCGGTGCATCACTGGCAGGCTATCAAGGGGAGATGCAATACCATCACGCTCTGCAACTTGAATTCGACAGACGCAACAAGGCTGAAGCGGACAAAAAAGAGCTGCGTTCACTTCTGGTAAGACTGCGAGATTTCCTGTGGTCCCAAGGATACGCAGATCAAACACCAATCATCGCAGAAGTGGATAGAGTTCTAAGGAAAGGATTGTGACAACAAAACGGCCCGCCTTCTGAGGAGCGGGCCAAAGTTCAAGTGACTCGAATTGTGCGGGGCTGCTCCCAAGGAAGGTGTCACGCTCACCGGGAGCTTCGGAGTGCCAGACTCACCCCGCACTTGCATTCTAGGGGATTGGATGCTAGATTTCAAGTGTCACGCTCACTATGGAAAATGCCTCGAACAATTCGACCTGCAAATTCCCGTATGCGTTGACCACGCTGGTGCAAGGTGACTTCATCCCGCCAGTGGGCAAACGTGTACAGGATGAGCCGACTCCAATTGCCCAAATATGCAGCCAATCCGAATCAGCAGACTTCCCTAGCCGAACGCTCTAGGGGTTTAAGCCTGCGTATCGGGCAGGCTTCAGAACACGGGATACCCAATGCGACCCAGGTTTTGCTGGTAGAGGCGGTGAATAGCAAAGGCGAGGCTCCCATAGGGAACGCTAGGGAGGGGCTTTGGGCAAACAGGCAAAATACGGCGTGGATCAGAAAACGGCAGAGCGAATCGGCCAACTTCTCGAAGCCGAACGCAAACTGACAGCCAGATGGTATTTGAAGATGTCGGGCGCGGAGCCTTGGTTCCCCGGCGAGCGGGATAGGCTGAATGGAACGCTTGAGAGCATTGCCGCCGACATCGACGCGCTTATTTTCCACAAATAGCAATGAAATAACGTTTGACACGTGATTGGATTTATGAGAGACTTCTTCGCATGAGACGACACCGATATTACGATGAAGAGTTTGTGAGAGCAGCCCTAAAGTTCAAGATCACAATGGGCCACACCCAAGTTGAGATCGCACGCGCATGTGGCGTCTCTCCGCAGAACGTCTCAGCCATGGTTAAGGGAGCGCCAATAGTTGGCAAAGTCCTTGCATGGCTTGGGTTTAGGAGAGTCGAGGGGCTTTACGAAAAGACTGCTCAGAAAAGGGGTGCAGCATGAGCAATGAATCTCTCCTTGAACTAGCCGTAAAAACCGGCAAGGAAAGGACGTTACTTGCGTTCTCTTCTCTTTCGGCTGAGTGTTATCGGGAATGGAAAAATCTGTACCGCTTCGATGACGAACGCATGATTCCCGCCACAGCGGACATTAAAGCCCGATTCGACGAGCTTGAGGAGCAGGTAGAACAGCTTCGCCAAGCATGGAAGGAATTGCAATATTCCAAACAGGGAGGCTGCGATGAAGGTTGATTTCAACTTGGAGATTCACCGCTCGCATGGTGGACAGCATGATCGACCCATATATGTCCGCGTCGAGGACTTCACGAGCGGATGCCGCATTCTTGAGGTCAACTTTGGACTGGCCGAATTTATGGAGATTTTGACCGGATTGGGCGGGATTCATGCAGAAGGAGATTTCTACGAGGATTCGCCAGTAGGCTGTACCCGGGAGCATAAGGAAGAAATGGTTCCCAAACCTAGCGGGTATGAAAGAAACCAAGAAGAGGCTGCGAAAATCCTAGCCCTCTTTGAAGTAGATGGATGGGTAGCACGTACCGATGACATCTTCAACCACCACCGCTGGGCCAAAGACAAGGTAAGAGTGTCGTTTACCAGATATATCCGTCCTGACGGCTCGGTTTGGAGCAAGCCATGAATGAAGACTGGAGCTGGAAGGGAACCTGGCTCGACACTCGCGCTGAACGGGAACAGTTTGACGCCGGGATACATCAGAGGTACATCGACGAAAACCCCGACTTCATCCCTGGATGCTGGTGTCACCCAATGACGCGAGAGGCACGGCTGGCGTTGAAGGAACTGAAGGAATCCGAGATGAGCACCGAGCACGCTTGGCAAGAGGTAACAAGGTCCGATGGCAGGCAGGTTAGACGTTGTGCTCGATGTTTATATGACTACGAGTTTGGGAAGGATTTCCCCTGTCCAGTGAAGGAGACAAAATGAGCACGCCAAAGACTGAAAATATGCGTATCTGGGATGCGCTGGGCAAGACCGATCCGGCGCACACCAAACAGTTCACACGGGCGGGAGGCTTCAAAGGCACCGCCGTGAAACCAATGTGGGCGAATAAGCAGATGACCGAGTTCTTCGGGCCTTGCGGCATCGGCTGGGGAATGACCGAGCCAACATTCAATATCGAACCAGCAGACAGGGAATTGATGGTGTTCTGCACTGCCGGACTATGGTACATGCAGAATGGCGTAAAGTGTGGCCCTGTCTATGGCGTTGGAGGGGATAAAGTTCTTTCTCAGGTCGCCCTCAAGGACAACAAAGGAAACAAGATATTCGACACCGAGGCCGGTACGTGGAAAACCTACTCTCAGACTGACGACGAAGCCTTCAAGAAGTCCTACACTGACGCGCTCTCGAATGCCATGAAGTTCATTGGCGTTGCTGCCGATGTCCATATGGGCCTGTTCGATGACTCCAAATACGTCCAGCAGATGCGGGAGGAGTTCAACGCCGAGCAGCAGGCTGAAGTCATTGCGGAAGTGGAGCGCCAGAAAGCGGAGCCCGCCAAGCAATCGCCGGGGATCGCAGGAAACGGCCTGACCAACGCCCTCGCTGATTCCGTCTGGCTCGAAGCCGAGAAACGCGCTGCCCTGGAACGGAATAAGCTGGCAGAACAGCAAGGCATTTTCTCTCTCGATGGCGATGTGCTGCACTGCAAGGTGGTTGGCATCCAGAAAAAGAAGCTGGGTCCAAAGACGCACACTCCGGGCAAGGAGTTCCGCAGCGTCACCTTCAATGGCAGACTGCCCAACGGAGCCAACTTCGCTTCCGTGTTCGATACCGAACTCTGGCAAGCCCTAGATGTGGCTCTTGACCATGAATGCAAACTCAAGATCGCCATGAAGGGCGAGTACGCAAATATTGCCGATGTTCTGTGGATTCAGGGCATCAGCGAGGACACCAACATCGTTCCGTTTCAGGAGCCAGCATGAGCGCCATCATGTGCCAGTACTGCAAGGTGGACGGCCTTCACTGGAGACAGGTGGAAGGGAGATGGAGGCTTGCCTACGAATCTGGCGGCCTTCATCTTTGCCGAGCTACAAGGGATAAGATCGCCAAGTCCATCACGGTCAAGCCAATCGGCCCTCCTACGTTTGAGGAGCACCTGAAGAAACACTTTACCAGGGAAGGCGTGACGTGGATGCTGAGACGGAAACCGAAGCCCGTGGAGATTCCACCAGCAGACTGGAATGACCCGTTTTATGACTTCCTTGACGGGGAAACACGGAAGACGGATTCAAGGCCACCACTGGCGAGACAGCAGACCTTTGCGGAGATTGTGCCATAGAAAGGATGGGGTAAAAATGGTGAGTCTATTTGAAAGAGAACTAGCAGGCCTTATCAATCGTTATTCGGTCGATGCTTCATGCAATACGCCAGATTTTATGTTGGCTGCATATCTCAACGATTGTCTAACCGCGTATCGAAAGATCACCGCTTGGCATGGACTATGGGAGTCGAGTGACGGAGTGCCAGAAGCCTTGCGGGAAACAGGTCCGGCAAGTGAAAGTCTGCGGGCATGAGGCTGTTCGGAAAGCCCCGTATGCACGCCACGCGCACGGCTGGCCTCAGGTGCGGCTGGAGACAGGGCATCCATGAGAAGTGCGGGGTAGGCACTCTGTGGATAGACGTGCTTGGGGAAGTGGAGTACGAGCTTTGCCCTGTACCGAGGAAATACTTCGAGGACATGCTGAAGCGGCCCGATCCCGAAGTGCTGATGAATGAACTGATGAGGATGTACCTGTGAAAACGAAAGACAGGTCATTACCAGCGAATGTGGACATCGAGAAAGCCATACTGGGCTGTGTCCTCATCTGCAATGAACTCCTTCCCGACATGGAGCCTGATGACTTTGTGCTTGACTCCCATCGGCGCATCTTCATGGCAATGAAAGAGATGATCGGCAGGGGACAGGCAGTGGACTTCCGCACTCTCAGCGAATATCTGCTCTCAACCAAGGAATTAGCGAAGATCAGCGAAACCCCCATTGCTTATTTGGCTTCACTCACAGAGGGAATGCCTCTATGCCCTCACGAACTGCTGCCTGACTATGTTCGCATCGTGAAGGAGAAAGCTACGCTCAGAAGGATTCTCCTTGCATGTGACAGGGCCATGAACCGGGCTTATGATGCAGACCCATCGAGGGAAATCATCGCTGAACTTACAGGAGGTGTGAAGTGACAGCAAAGGTTTACAAATCAGCAGTGATTTCAGACTGCAAGCGGTATCGCTATTGCTTGTATCGGTCTTGGGGTGATGGCCCGTTTGTTGTCTTCCTGATGTTCAATCCAAGCACCGCTGATGCCGAGGTTGACGATCCAACGATTCGTAAGTGTATCGGCTTTGCGCAGCGGTGGGGATATCCAGGGCTTGCTGTGGTCAACTTGTTCGCGCTTCGCAGTACTGACCCAAAGGCGATTGCAAGGCATCTCTACGATGACGCAGTAGGCATTGAAAACGATTCGCAGATTTTAACGGCTTGCACAACGGCAACGCAGGTTGTAGCGGCGTGGGGATGTGGACAGCATCTCAAAAGCCACAGCGACAGGCCAGCAAAGGTCATCAAACTGATTCGCGGCTACTATCCCAAGCTTGAGTTGGTATGCCTTGGACGTAGCAAAGATGGGTCGCCGCGCCATCCATTGATGCTGCCATACACAACAGAACGACAAACTTGGCCCATCGAAGGAAATCATCGCTGAACTCAAGGCGTTATCGGAGGTGTGATGATGATTTGGACTCTATCCTACCGAGCAGACCCAAAGGCGCGTGTAATTGCAGATCGACACTACAACCGACAGAAGCCGGGAACTCCTCAATTCGTTCCACCGGGAAGATGCTTTGTATTGCGCCAGAAGAGAGCTGTTTGGGTTACATCATGGCCCTTTGCTCAGTGGGTAAAACATGCGTGGGCTGGAGCTTGGGTTAATTCATGTTTCAGACGCCAAGGAGGACGCCAGATAGCCTCTGAAATGATTCGAGATGCGGTGGCAGCAACGCGGTGGTATTGGCCTGAAATTCCTGCTCTAGGGATGATTTCCTTCGTAGATTCCAGCAAGATAAGAGTTAAGGCCGAGAAAGAGATTGGGCGCTGTTATCAGGAAGCGGGATTCCATCATGTCGGATTTACTAAGGCTGGGTTGTGGACCTTCCAGTTGCTTCCGCATGAGATGCCGGAACCCGAACCACCATTGGGAATAACTCTGAATCTAGAAAAAGCGAAGGTTTGACCATGACTCCATCAGAACGCAATCAAATGGCAGACAGGGTACGGAATCGCTGGTACAGGAAGATGAGGCGTGTACCTGAGCCGGAGCCGGAGGAGCCGATTCCCCTGGAAGTGTGGTTCGATGAGTCCCTGACCGGCATTGACAAGCAGATTCTGGAGGAATTGGGGGTGGAGGTGTGAGCGAGTGGATCAGCGTGAAGGATCGGTTGCCTAAGATGGAAACGCTTGTGCTGATTCAGACCAAAGAGCCCGACCGCTACTTGGCGAGGTTAGGAGGACATAAAGACATGTTCTGGGTAGAGCACGATTGCGGTGGATTCAACTTGTGCGATGTAACCCACTGGATGCCCCTACCTGATCCTCCCGAGGCAAAGCCATGACTGCAATATCGCAATATCGGCTTCTAGCGCCTGACTGGCTGGCGATAAGGGTGATGGGTCAGGAACAGGCTGCCGACGCCGTGGCGGGTATCCTGGGCGCTCTGGATAAGGCAGAAAAACAGGTGTTCGCTGCTCGCGGGATGGCCTTGCTGATTATCGAGGAGCGGGGACTCTGGAGGGACCGTGCCGAGTCGATGGGACAGTGGATCAAGCGCATCGCTCCCAACTCGTGGTCGGACTGCTACGCGGCCATGCGGACAGTCAAGGAACTACTCCCTGACGTGCCCATGGACGATCTCAGGGACATGAAGCGGTGCAACGTGGAGACGATCAAGAAGCTCTCTCCGCAAGTACGGCGGGACAGGAAGGTCATCGAGTCAGCCAAGACCAAGCCTTACCGGGAGTTCCTTGCTGAAACCGCACTAGACCATCCAGACCAGCACCTTAGCGTCAAGAGCAAGCTGGAGGAAGCCATTGAGATGTGCGAGGCTCTTGAGGGCTGTGGACGGAAGGCGGCAGAGGACATCATCGGGGAACTGTATATCTCAGAAAACGCAGTGGCTTATGAGGAATTGATGACGATTAAGGTGAGCAAATGAGCGAATGGATCAGCGTGAAAGAGAAGATGCCGCCCCTGAACACATTCATTTTGATGGCAGGGGGGAAGCGTTACGGCGGAGCGTTGATGGCCGGATACCACAACGAACATGATGAATGGCTGATAGAAAGTTGCAGCGATACGCTGAATGTGTACCCGCCTGAATTCTGGATGCCCCTACCTGATCCTCCCAAGGTGAAGGCATGACGATACAGCGATGGGATTTTGTAATTGGCGGTGATTGTACTGGCGGTTCGGCGGGAGATGATAACTGCGGAATGTATCCGGCAAAAAACGGTAAGTACGTTGCAACCGAGGACCACGAGCGCGAAGTAGCCGAACTGAAGCAACTGCTGCGGGAGTTCTACAAAAACACTGGCATTATCGACAATGGTTACTGTGCGGTTTGTAAGCATGGCTACCGCAAATGGAAACTGCCAAAGTGTGACGTTCCCGATGGACCTTGCAGCAACGAAGAATGCTTATCGCGGCGCACCGATGAAGTGCTGGGAGTGAAGCCGTGAGAATGCTCGATCTGTTCTGCGGAAGATGGGGATGGTCCAGGGCATTTGCTGCACGGGGCTGGGAGTGTGTGGGCGTGGACCTGATTGAGCCGCCTGAAATTCCTGATGGATGCATCTTCTTCAGGAAAAACGTACTTGACATTGATTATCGCTGGATTCGCGGCCTGAACCCTGATTTTGTATGCATTTCTTCACCCTGCAATCAGTTCACGATGTTTCAATTGCAGTGTTTCCATAAAGATCCTCCCTATCCTTCGGAAGGAATAGAACTGTTCAACCACTCCCGCGAACTGTGCGAAATGACCAGCATCAGTTATGTGCAGGAGAACGTAAGGGCGGCTCAAGAGTTTGTCGGGAGGGCTGTGAACCATTGCGGCCCTTTCTACCTCTGGGGGACTGCTGTTCCACCGATTCTTCCGCGAGGGATAACCAAGGGTTTCGGCAAGATGGACCGTCAGTTCATCATTTCCATTGGGAGTAGCAAGTCGAAGAAACGAGCAGAACATCGCGCCAAGGTGGCAACCATTCCTCCCGAGCTTTCATCCTGCGTGGCCGACTACGCAGAGCGACTGATTGAAATGAGGCAGACAGCATGATGTTTCCAAAGCCCAAAGACATAGAGCGGGAGCCTGAATACACCCACACCTATCCAGACGGGAGGGTCGTTCACAACTTAGCCACCAAAGAGGGACGGAGACGGTATTACGCCACGCTCGATCTTGCTTATGAGAGCCAGGACCATGTATGCCCTGTCTGCCATCAGTTCATTGCAAGGCAGGACTTGAGCCCGGACCACTACAGACCTCGTGGAATGGGCGGAGCATGGCGCGATGACAGGCCGGAGAACATCGTAGCGGTTCACAGATGGTGCAACTCGCTGCGTGGAAGTATCAGAAACTACTACGAGAAGCCATGAGAGAGGTGAGTGAATGAGTTGGGGAATGTGTATTTGTTCGTTCTGTAAGCGTGAGGTGCATCAGGACGGGGCAAAGGATGCCAATGGCCGACCCGGCTGGACTCATTGTGAAGACCACTCGCCAATGTGTGACCACGCCCGTGCTGACTATGCGCAGAGCCTTGCTGAAGTGAAGGGCAAATGGTGCGGCTGCGATGGAAAGCCGGGAAGCACCTACGGTTACTAGGAGAGAGGTGAGTGAATGACGACGATACAACGATACATGCTCGAAGAACGTTGGGTTTCCGCTGTTGATGCTGCTAGCGGAGGTCCACCCAAGAGCACGAAAAAGTACGCAGTTAAAGCATGGAACACGCGGACGGGAGGGGAGAGCAAGTGACAATAGCAGGAACTTGCAAGATTCACGGAACACCGAATGAACAGCAGGACGTTGGGCGCGGCAAGTGGGTGCCGATTTGTCCTAAGTGCGAGTCTGAGCGGAGGGCAAAATTAGCGTCAGCCTTCGCTCCGATGATGCGCCCAGATCCAACCAAGCCATGCCCAAACTATCCTTGCGTGTTAGGTCTTGGGCATGATGGCCGATGCAGCACTTCTGATCGCACGCTTCCAAGCGCCCCGTTTCATGCTGAATGCGGCGCCTATCATCCTGAAGGCTCATGCCCAACAGGAGCGCCAAGAGAACACAACGACGGCGACACATGGTTAGTTTGAGGGGATGGGAAGAGGTGTGCACATGGAAACACATAGCATTCTTTTCTGGTTTATCGATGACTTATTTCATTAGTTCCTCTTCTACTTTGGGGGGGGGTTGTAGCGATGGGGATATTCATCTGGGAGAAAAAGACCGAGCGAGACGTGGAGTGGCGTTGGGTAGGAGCATTCTTCTTGTTCTGCTTGTTTGTTTCCTGCTTCCAAGCGTTCGTTGATGAACACCATAACTCAAGCCTATTGATTTCTGAGAAATCTCAACTCGTCTCAGATAAATATGCCTTGCAGTCTAAGCTAGACGCGAAACAGCAGGAAGTGGATTATCTGCGGGATCATCAGCAAGTTCGGGTCGAAGGGGGAAACGCGCTCGACCCTCGCGTCGCAACTATCTTAGACAGGTTAAATAGGGAGAACCTCTCACTCAAGAACAACCCTTCTGTAATGTGGGCGATTACGCAGCCAACAGACTGCACTTGGTGGGGGGCGTTTGAGGAAAATGGGCGCTGCGAAATAACCATCACGTTCCCGGACATTAAGGACCAAGTGAAGTGCGAGCAGGTGCGGCCCAACACGTTCAAGTGCTCATGGAGAAAACCATGAACCCCACCAAGACGACAGAGGCGCAGACTCTGAAGGCCATCATGGACTGGCTTCAGGCCAAGGGGATACTTGCCTATCGGATGAATGTACTGGCAATGCCCACGGCAGATGGAAAGCGATTCATCAAGGCGGGTGTGCCGGGGATGGCGGATATTCTGGCGTTCCCTGGAGCGTTTTGTGTCTATTGGATCGAGGTCAAGGCTCCCAAGGGAATCCAGTCGGAACTCCAGAAGTCCTTTCAGAAGCAAGTCGAAGATCATGGCCACAGGTACATCGTCGCCAGATCGCTTGAGGACGTAACCAGCCTATTACCAGCCTATTGGAGAGGTGAGTGAATGAGCCAGATACCATTTCGTTGGCACTGGAAAGCATTCTGGTGGGGCTTTTTCCATCCGTTCATAGGAGAGGAGGCACAACATCGGCAAGCTGTTAAATTTGCGAAGCAGTGGATTGCCGAGAGAGATACCAAGGAGCAGCCATAGAAAAGGGGCCAGAATAATCCAGCCCCTCTCCACCCGCTCTTGGTTCCCGCTGCTCCTTTCATTGGTTGAACAACGCAACCTCCCTGGACCGTCTCAGGGAAAGCCCCGTGCTGACCTTGCCGCCCGCTCTGTTCCATCGCGGTATCTGTTCTGGCACTTGGTCCCATCCGTGGCTCAGAAGCGTCTCCAGAGCCCCTGTACCGAGATTGAAGCCGAAGTCTACGAGAGCATCGAACTGGTTCTGGGTGCAGTTGGCGGGAACGAGATTATTCAGGGCGTGTTCTACGTGAGTCAGATCGGCTTCGAGCAGCATGTCAGCCTGCTCCTCGGTGATGTGGACGCCTTCATGGACGCCGTCCGTATGGCCGTATCCGATGGTTAAGACTCCTACCGTATCCCGATAGGAATCCAGTCTCAGACCTTCATTCGATTCGATGAACTTCCGTCCTTCATCGCTGGTTTTCACTATTGCCTCCCATCATCAAGGCGCATAGACACAGAGCACCGAGAACTATGAGGACGGTGACCAGATCATCGCTCATTTCTTCGGCTTGAACAGCCCCACAATGATGTTCCACAAAGCCACGAGGGGATTGGTGCTTGGTGCTTCAATGGGATTCTGAGCCATAGTCCCTACTTGATTGCCGCGTTAGCCGTCTGTGCATTGCTCAGGGCAATTGTGTTCCACCGCGCCTTGAACTCAGCCGCCGTCTTAGGAGCACTGGAGACGGTGTGTGTTATCTGCGGACTTGGCGACGGGTTGAGAATCTGGATGATACTGATAACCGTGCTCAGAGCCAGAGAAATCAGAGGCGCATACGGGCTTACCTGCGGAAACAGGTTAAGGTCATCTTCGACCAACTGCGCGGCCTCAATCGCCATTTGTGCGTTGGTTCCGGGTTTCCATTGGGCGACAGCTTTGGACAGCGCAGCCGTATCCGTACTCAGCTTTTGCGAAAGCGGCGAATTGCCCTCGATGGAAGCCACGGACGCAGCGGCATTGCCGACTACGGTTACCAGTGCGGCCAGCGTGTTCTGGCTTGGGCATGCGGTCAGCGTCAGCGCCAGAACAAACGCCGTAATGCTTGCAATGATCTTCTTCACAGGTTCTCACTTTCTATGGGTTGGGTTGTGGGGGTTTGGCGCTACCATCCTTGACGCCCTGAATGTATCCAAAGGCTCCGGTGATAATGCTGGAAGCCATGGTAATCACGGCTGTGGTATCAGTCTTGTCCTTGACCATCAGGGCCACCACTGCCAGAAGACACGCAATCAGGATGAAGATAGACGCCCAGAACGGATTGGGAATGTCTTTCAGGTTCATAGATCATCCTTGGCGGGTTCTGCGGGCGGCTGCGGTGTGCAGGGCTCAGGCTGGGGCTTGGGTTTCTGTCCGGGAGGCGGTAAAGGATTGTTTCCGGGAGGCATTCCCATGTTCGTTCTCCTTACGGTTGCCTGCTGTCGTTGGAGGTAGAATACGCCGAACTGGGTTCCGCATGATGAGAAATCTTCGGCAGTTTTGCGTCGGGATGGTTCTGATCGTAATACTCGATGAGGATCTTGGCGGCAGGGAGAATCTTGTCGATGGCATGGTCGACCGTCCATCCGATCACACCGAGGATGCCGATGATGGCGGCTGTGGCTCCCTTCATCCACCACTGATGCTGGAGAGCCTTGCGCTGGAACTCCCTGAAGTTGGCTACGCCTTCCTCGCAACGTTCGACCCTGGTTTTGAGTAGCGCCATATCCAATCCCAGTTGGTTTACATCTCCTTCGATGCGGACGAATCGGGAATCGTGCCTCTGAATCAAACCTTCGTCGTGGACCACATCATCCCTCCAAGGCCATGCATGCGGGCAGCTTGCGCTTGGCCTATTACTGGCCAGCCCGTCAAAACCAGTCAAATACCCTGCACCACCAAGGCGGCTTTACTGCGTAACACCCGCAAGGCCAGTGGCAGGGCTTGGGACGTTTGGGACCGTCACCGAGATGCAGTTCGATGGTCCGGAGTTCAATCCCCCCTGCTGCGTTTCAACCACATAACTATACTGCAATCCAGACGTGATAGTTGAGTCCGTCACGGTGGTAGCCTGCGATGCGGAATCTGTGAGTACCGTCCATCCCGAGGTTCCTGTGAGCGGGCTTGGGCAGACGCCAAGAATCCGGTAAGGACGCTCTGTGCATGGATTGGACGTGGTGCAGGTAATAGGCAGAGTCCATGTCAGTTTGACACCTGTCGCCCCCGCCGACCCCGGTGGGAGGGTAACGGTCTGCGCAAATGAAACTGAGCAAAGACAACATAAAATCACGGCATATCGAATCACTTGAATCCTCCTGTTCCTGATATCACTTGCGCCCCGGTAAGGTGCGCGGTAGGTACTGTGGGGGTTGAGGAGTAACAGGCAGAGGCATCGAAACTGAGCGAACTGCCTGTCCCGGCAGGATTGCCGCCCATGGTCGTCAGAAAGCAGTCCTGGGCAGGGATGGAGCTGATATGCGAAGCCCATGCGGTTGTGAGCGTTCCGCCTGTACACTGACTTGCTTGTGTTGCCTGCGCCCCGGCATAGGTTCCTGTGCATATCCCGACATTTCCGGTCGACACATCCGGACCGATAGGAGGCCATGCTTTGCCGCTCGGCCACCATGAAGGCGTTGAGTTGTAAAGGAGTGAGGCAGGCAGTGTATGTGCCAGCGAACCGAAATAGGAAGAGGAGAAGTTCGCATTGAGATACGTCGCCGCTCCCGGAGAGGCTTCGGTTGAATCCCACTTCACGCCGTTGGTTACCGTGTCATAGTTTCCCCAGCGCATCAGGGTTGTGAATACCTTGGCATCGCAGTACGGGGATGCCGACCCGCCTGTTCCGCAGAATGGCGCACCGCTGGCCCATCCTAGGCTGTAGATGCTGGTATACTCTGCTCCGCCTCCAATGCCTCCGCTGTTCGATGTGGCGTAGGTCTGGTATTGATTGTGATAGGAAGGCTGGCCCATCACGTTCCCTATCATGTTCATTCCACGAATGTAACTCCGCATGATGAGGGGAACGGTCTCGTTGGTGTTCCCTTGCGACCATCCATTCATGGAGTTCCGATACAAGGTTCCATTGACGCTCGATCCGTGAATAGCATCGGCCCAGATGCCGGTGGTGTTGTTTCCTTCCCAGAGGTTCACGTTGGAGCCTGCGTTGTGGTTGTAGTAAGGGGCGTTGATGTACCCGGTAGACCCAGTGTAGAGATTGTCGATGGTGAAGTTGTAGTCGATGACGCTCCCCGAGGTGGTCATCCCCGCAATAGGGATGGTGCTCTGCTGAAAAATGTTGTTTTCAATCAGGGTTCCGGAGGTCTGATCGAGTTCGATGGTATAGCTTTCGGCGGCATGGTCGCGGGCCTGATAGAAGTAGCTGTCCCGGATCACGTCATTCCCGCTCTGGAAGATTTCTGCATGGGTTCTGGCGGCATCGATGGAGCGGACGTTCTTCATCCAGCACTGGTAGCAGTTGAACATGAAGACAGCATTGAAATCGGTGGTTCCCGAACTGCTGTTGCTGTAATCCACCGTGATGTTTTCCAGACCATCATTCTGCACAAAACCCGGCCACCACGCACCGGGAGTCTGCCCTATGCGGACGTTGTTGAACATCACTCCGGGTGAGATGGTGACGGTGTAGGAACCCCCGCCAAGCGAAGTGACTCCAGTCACATACGCCACCTGTTGCTGGGAGTAAGTGACTCCTCCGATAACCCGTCCATTGTTGTCTCCCGGCCCCGCTTCGAGGGTGCAGCCGTCAGTCAGGTCATCACAGATATAGACTCCTCCTGTATCGCTGGTATCGTTTTTCTGGTCAAGGATGATGGTCTTGTTGACGGGTGGAGTCCCGCCGCAACTGGACAAGGTAATGGAAGTGGTTCCCTTGGAAAACCCTGCCGTCCACATACACTGATTCGAGCCGCTGGGAGGAATGACTTCGCTGCTTGCTCCGTAGAGGGTCGGGTTGCTCAACATGCAGATGCCGCCGCCGAATCCTCCGCATCCGACCGCGGTTGTAATGTAAAGGCGGGTAGAGTTCGGACCCGCTCCACGAAGTACCTGTTTGCCTTGGGTGCCGTAGTTGAATCCCGCCACATAGTAGGTTCCAGCCGGGATGTTCACTACGTTGTGGGTCGAGTCGCAGGAGTTGAGAGCATTCTGAATGGCGGTCGCGTTGGCCGAAGCATTGCCCGATCCCGTCGCGAGCGAGGGCTGGGTCGAACAATTCACCGTGTAGTTCGGGATCGTGAATCCTGCTTCACTCCAGTCAATAGCCCGCGAGGTATCGAGAAACGAGGACCAGTTCTGGGCCGATCCTGGAAGCGCGAAAAGAAGAAACAACAAGCGAATCTTTTTCATTTAATCGCCCAGCCTTCCGGATTCCACGGTGCGGCTCTCATTGCGACACCCCACGCGCTGGCTGATTATTGAAATCAGATACAAAGGTCAGCGTCTGACCAAAGGTGATGTAGGAGTCTCCGCTCACTCCCGTGGCGCCGTTATAGTTCACGGTCATGGTCCGGCTGGAAGCGGTCTGCGTCCCCCCGGCATCGATGTTGAAGATGACGATGAACAGCCGATCCCCGGTCACAAAGTTCGTACTCGTTGCCGTGATGGTAGGAGGCGTGGCATTGACCGCCGACGATGTTGTCCATTCCGCCGATGCTCCGGAAGCTGAAGCACTCAACGCCGATACGACGCAGCCACACGACGCAGCCCATCGGTATACGTTGAAAGAGTATCCGGCATTTGCCGCCGATGCCGATTCCAGACCCCAGAGATGCGCTGTTACTGTACCCGAGATGGTGAACCCTGCCGACAGAGGATCAGAGAGCCATACCGTCTTGGTCCCTCCGCTGGTCTTCGTAATGTTCACACTCGCTGTTGCGACAGGCCAGTATCCGGCAGGGACAGGACCGGCAATGGTTGCCGTGATCGCGGTCTGCGCGCTCGCTCCCTGCGTCGTGTTGGCATCCTTGACGAGATAACTTGCTCCCATCGACACCTTCGATGCCGTATCGTGAAGGAAGACGTTGTTGGCCCAGATCGGAGTCGATACTATAAGGATCGAAATGGAGATCAGTTTCCTCAATTGGTTGTCTCACTTACATACGTCATGGTCACAGTCACATCCGCTACCGAGGTTCCAATCCCAACCAGATTCACCTTGAACTGATCGCCGGTGGTGATGGTGCTGGTGAGAGCACCGCATGTTCCCGCCACAGAGCAGGAGCCTGATCTGTTGGTTGTCGTGGTCACAGTTCCGATGACCAGACCGGTCGCATAGATGTTGGCGAAGGTAGCCGAGGAACCACCGCAGGAGCCGGTGCATCGCTGGATGTTGAAGGTGCTGTTTCCGCTGCTGCTGCCTGTTCCCATCGATACTTCCATATCTGTGATAGCCGCATTGGTGATCCCCATCGGTGCGTTCATAATGAGGTTCTGTACGCCTGTCGATGGTGTTCCGGGGAAGTACCATGTCAAGGTCTGACGCTGGCGATGCGTGTGGTCGGAGCGCGAGGACGTAACGGCAGTACCGGCATTGTATGCGTTGATTCCCGCCCCTCCACCTGCTGCTACCAGTGCCGGAACCTGGCTCGTCAGGGCAACCGTACCCGCCGATGAAGGAAGCGTAATCGAGTTCGATCCCACCGTAACCGATGCGGGTAGCTTCATTGTTGCCGCGCTGAAGTCCTGCAATCCGGTTGTCCATGTATTGGCTTGGCCCGCTCCCACAAGCGCCCCGGTTGGCTGCGTCAGGGATGTTCCCCATGCGCTGCCTGTCGAGACAACCACGCCAGCACCCGGATAGGTGATACTTGCGCTTCCTCCTGTCGACTTCCAGATCGAACCATTCCAGTAGCACCACTGGTAAACCGTTCCGCCTCCGGTAATACATCCCGCATCCCCTGCAACCGAGGCATCGCTTACCGGGCGGAGATCGTAAGTCGTATTACCTACGCTTGGAAGTGCCGCAACCGTGGTCGTGGTCACATTCATCTTGGTCGTCAGCGCGAAATTGGGAACTGTCACCGTTCCTGAAAATGTAGGACTTGCAAGAGGCGCAGCACCGAACGAGTGGTAGTCGAATGTTACTGCCGCTGATCCGTTGTAGGTTGACCCCGGAGCAGCGCCACCACTGCTGTTGGCGGTAAGGTTGTTTCCTCCACCCGCCCCTCCTGCCGCCCATGAGCATATGGCTGGGTTCGCAGCACTACAGGAAAGATAGGTGTTTCCTGATGTTGGCTGAACGCCGGGAAGGATCATTGTGTAATGCGTCACCGAATTGGGGACAGTCAACAAAACCTGGTTGGTGGTTTCGGCACTTGGAAGAACTCCGACACTGATTGGACCCCATGCCCCGTTTGTAGTGCCATTGGTGGTTACGATAGGAACCGCCAGTCCAGACGTTCCGGTATAGGCAAGCGTGGTCCCATCATCGGTTAACGTGGAATCGTTGCTCACGGCGTTCGTGGACGAAGCGTAGATGGCGAGATGATTGGCTGTGCCGCTGTTGACTGTCCCATTCCCGGATGGAACATACCATCCCTGCGATGTCCCGTTATATCCCCAGAACTGATTGATGACAGGGGAACCCGCAATGCTATTTGCGGTTGTGGCTGTCGTGGCCAGTGTCGCGGTTCCTGCTGTGGTTGCGCTGGTAGCCGTAGCCGCCGCGATGGATGAGTTGCAGCCGAGAGTTCCACCAGCCGTATAGTTCAGGGCGCTTCCTGACCCGTTGCAGGTTGCATTAAACAGTGACGCCGCTCCCGATGCATATTCAGGAACTCCCGAAGACGCGCTCCAGTTCTGCCCTGTCCCTCCATACTGCGACCCGATAGCCGTACCATGCCATGTGCCGCTGGTGATCGTTCCGGTCGTAACCAAGCTTGCTGATCCCGCCAGAGGCGATGCCCCGAAGGAGCTGTAATCAAATGTTCTTGCGGTTGATCCATCATAGGTTGTCCCCGCTGCGGCACCGCCGCTGGTCGCCGTGGTCAGCACGGCAGGCGTTTTGCATACCCATGCATGAGAGGCTGTGTCGTAGAGACTCATCTTGTATCCCGTGCAGGATGGCATGGCAAAGGCTGTAGGAGCAGCAGACCCGCTGGTAGCATTGGTCAAGACCGTATCCGCCGCCTGAGCCGCCAGTGACGTAAGAGCTAATGAGCCAACAGACCATGTACCGGAACTGACCTGAGCAACACCTGTAGAAGTATGAGTATCAATATTCGTTCCGCCATGAGCAGCATCAATGGTCGGGCTGCAACTCGATCCCAGAGTGCACGTCGCTCCGCTTACGGTTGTCGAAACATTCTGGATGGCGGAATTGGGGATCGCGCTTGCTGAAACTAACAGAGTAGGTGTTGTCGATGATGTATTAACCGTAGGAACCAACCATGAAGGCCAATCTGAGGTATTCGCAATGAAATTGGTAACAGACCCTCCGCCCGATCCCGATCCAGTAAAGGTGCAGGTTGTTCCTGAACAACTTCCCGCTCCAGACCCGAAGCTGAAGGTAAACGCTCCCGCCGAGCCATTGATGGTATCGACACCCACTGCCGGAGAAGCAATGGAAAGATTGCCTGCCGAGTCGGCCAGAACACGTCCTGCCGTTCCCACTCCCGTCAAACCGCTGAATTGAACGGTGCCGCTGGCAACCATATTCCCCATGTAGACAGGAGCGCCAAAGTTGAATGCGCTGGTATGCGTCAGACCGTAATCAAGCAGAGAGTTCCCCTGTGTTGTCGTGCCTGTCCATTTCGGAATGTACCCGCTGGTTCCCGGCCCTGTGATTGTGTTGCTTCCCGTCCAGCAGGAAGGACAGGAGAAATCAATCGTATTTGTTCCTGGTGTTGCAACAATCGGACCCGAACCAGTCAGAGTGTAGCTGGCAACATTATGAGAAGCATCAAGCCCTAACAGTTTCGATGATGTCAGCAGGCCCATCTGCATCGTACCATCGGCATCCATCGTAAATGCGGCTGGGCCAAGACATACGAACGATGTGCAGTTCCCGGTACTGGCATGATTGTTGGCCCCTATCCATGTATTCAACCCATGGAACTCCATGCTGTATTGATGACCCGGCATCACGAAAAGATTGCCGTTATTTGTTGCATTCGTATACAGATACGTTCCCTGACCGTGATATGCCTGCATTTGAAATTCGGTATCGTCGGTGGTGTCCTTCACGATAAAGTTTCCGCCTAAGCTCTCCATGGTAAGCGGAGCATAGGCAGCACCGCCTTTCAGCGTGCATGCAGCAGTGGAACAATCCCACAGCGGCGTGGTGATGGCGGGCAGGTTCAGTTTTGCATAGTCATATAAAACATTCTGGCCATCGGGATAAACCGACCAGACGCCGCCAATGAACGATATGAAATTCACGTAAGCCGAAGGGATATAGGCAATGATTTGGCCAGTGCGAATCGTCTGCCCATTATTGTTCGTGAACGTGATGGGACTTTGTATGCACGTTACAGTGCCTCCGTTAACCACAAATGTCGGAGAGGTATAAGAGCAGGAGGTGTTGAATGCAACGCTGTTGTCATTCCATTGACCGGCAAAAGACACCTTCCATGCAGAAGAAAGCGGGTATTGCTGATAGGAAAGGTAATTCACGTAGCAGGCAGCAGAGCCAAATGAATCGCAGCCGCCACCAAACGTCAGGGACCCGCTGTTGGTCTGAACCTCTCCGTGACCACCACTCCCGCCGTAAGAATGCTGGGTCACAGGACCATACGTGATTTGACGCTGGTGGGTAGAATCGCTACCCGATAGGCTGACAATCGGCCCTTCAATCCACATCCCAGCCTGATCGTCGAACGCGGCAGGCTCTGCACGGATATTGCCCATCGCAACCGCTGATCCCGATTCCGCCGTGACAGTTCTTATATCCGTATTCGAGGACTGGAGCACGCTACCGGGCTTCGCATCGACTACATTCAAACCGGAACTGTTTCTGAACACTCCTTCAATTTTGTTTTCAAGAGTGCAAGTCCAGATTTCACATATATCCAAACCATTCAAATCAAGGTATGCGCCCTGCGCTACATGCACAATTCCTGTCGTGGAAAGATCGAGTTGCCCCTGAACGATCTGCCCTGAGCCCAGCCATTCCACGACGTATCCGCTGAAGTTCTCGCATACTGGAGAAACGAATACCGTAGGCCCTGGAGCCGCATTGACGATGCAATTGACGGGCTGCGAGATACGCTCGTAAGTGCCCTGCGAAACAAGATTGGTGAAAGTCGCGCCTACACCGTTATCGAAGTAGAATGCTGCCGCTCCAGACTCAGGGACGCTGACATTGTTGATCTCTGCGTTGGCGGGTTCCACATCGGTTAACGCTCCCCGCGTCACCTGACCGTTGCCCATGATGGTGATGTTGTTGACCTGCGAGATGTTAAGATTTCCTGACCCGGATGCTCCGACGCGCACGAAATCCGCATGACTGGAAGGGGTTGCATCGATGATCCAGGTGTTCGTCATCGACGTGCCTTCCATGATGAAGCCCGTGTTCTGATCATTCAGGATAGGGCAGGAGGAAAGGTAATAACCGGGAGGTAGAATGCCCCGACCCACGGACTTAATTGAATTGAACCATGCATTGGCCTGTGTGCAATTGTCGGGACCGAAATACACAATTTCAGGGAGAAGCGATGTCGAAGTATTCAGCGTGACCCCGGAACAGGTTGCAGGTCGAGCACCGGCAGCAACCGTAGTCACCCCGGTCGCGCTGGAGTATCCTCCCCCTCCGCTGACCAAAAAAACACTTGTGGCTACCCCGCTTCCGTTTGTGGCGTTGACCTGGGCAATTGCCTGTTTGCCGATTCCGCCGCTTATCCCCATCGTGTCCCCGACATTGCATCCCGTTCCTCCGTTGTTTATCGAAGCAGAGATGATCGTGTTGTTGCTTGTCCATGTTGCAGGACTGCTCATGGTAGCTGTAGTTGGAGAGAGATAGGAGAGTCCGACATTCAATTCACCATTGCCGCTGTCTCCAACGCGCGCGACGTAATTGACCATAGGCGAAGGGAAAGCACAGTCAGTCATGGTCAGAATGCTGGAACCATTTGAAATGGTTCCATGGCATAGATGACTATAGGGAGCGGGGACCATCGGAGAGGTCATCCCCGTTGCGTTGACAACTCCATTCAGGTTTCCATTCACGTTGTGAGTCGTGGGATTGACGGTAAATGTCTGGTCAGCCTGCAAGGTCGTTGCGCCATTGTTGGCAAACTGCACAGCGTAGGAAGGCGGAGACGGGGTGCTTCCTCCCCCTGCTGGTACGCATACGGGTCCGATAGTCGATTGAAGAGCGTGTCCAGATGGACATACTGCTCCACCCCCTCCATTCGGAACGCAGATAGGTCCGGTAGAAGACTGAAGAACAGACCCTGAAGGACAAGTCGCCGCTGCCAATTGTGTACTCACGGAAGAAATGCTGTTCGACAATTCCTGTTCGATCATGGTGGATTTGTCCAAGCCATTCTCGAATGTGTTCATGGGAATCGGCATGTTGTCCGTAAACACGCTGGTCTGGGTGATGGGAGTATTTCTCTGAAGAATCAAGGATTGTCCGAAAGGACATGGATCGACTAGAGTTACGCTTCCTCCCTTGTCGAAATTGTTGTTGTAGGGAACCACGTTGTAAGCGGCGGGATTCAGGACCGTCCCGTTCTGAGTAACAGTCAATCCGGTTGGATCGCCGATGGCGAAAGAGAAGGGAAATGGCCCTGCACTACCCGTGCAGGTATATGTAACCTTGATGGTCTGAGTCGTGACTGTCGCCCAGATAGGCAGAGTCATCAGAAAGAACGTGAATATGAAGAAACGCCTCATGGATCTCCTTACGAGGTCGGAGGAGTAAAGCTGTGATAATAAACAATGATTCTGATCGCTCCTGCAGTTGCAATCTGGTTCTCGGTAATGACCACTGGAGCAGCCGTGGTATTTACCTGGTTACCTGCCGTTCCCCACTGAGCCAGACATACGCCTGTAGTGCCCGCTGTCAGCGTGCTCTGTGTAGAGCAGAACTTGGCGGTTGTGCCGGTGACTCCGAGAGTGAAACTGGAGATGGCATTACCGCTCAAGGTGGTAGTGATGCGATAGACAATGCCATCAATGATCGAGTTGGCAGGAAGGCAATTCAGGCTGGTAGGGATAGTGACTGTCCCATTATGCGCAACTGTCTCTGCAAAACTGGCTTCGCAGGCCGATACTCCGGTAGTCATTTGGGAACTATAGGTTCCATCCGTAGCGATGGTGGATAGAAGTTCCAGAGTACCATCGGTCCAACCCGCATACCCTAGATACAAAAGGCCGTTTCCAGACCGCATTAAAACAGTCGGCGTAGTAGTCGTTCCGATTCCGATTGCTCCCGCTACGTAGGCTCCATACTGATGCACGGAAAGAATATCTGTTCCGCCGATAGTCGTATTCCAATATGCTCCCGCCGTCTTGGGGTATGTTCCCGTAGTAGCAGCACTTGCATCCTGAATCGTCGGTGCACTAGCAGTGCCTTCCGGAATCTTTACCAGACTTGGAGTAATGGTTTGACTGGACGTATCCAACTGTGTTGGTGAGCCATTCGCGCACATGTAGAAGTGGTTATTGTACATGTAATAGGGTTGCTGTGGATTGCCGCAGGTCGCCGCAGATGGCGTCTGGGCCAAGCAGGGAACCGCAAGAACCAAAGGCAGTAACCAGCGTAGATTCATTTCATCTCCTTAGAGTTGCGTCCGGAAAATCAGGTCCAGGGTGATGACGGCGCTGTTGACCGAGTTCGCGGACAACTGCACAGTCAAAGCACTGCGCACAACCGGATAGCTATAAAGCATCAGAGTGGCGCTAGAGATCGGCGTCAGTTGCGCCACCGTGGAAGACCCGTTGGTGGTCAGAAGAGCAAGGTCCATAGCAAATCCCCGCGCATCGGTAATCACCGTGGTGTAGTTGTTGGTCGGAGCGGTGCTTCCCGGCGTTCTTCCCACCTCGTACAACACGTAGCCGGTAAGGTTGTAGGCATTCCGCGCCGAGCCGGAAGGGTAAGACCCCGTCAGAGGCACAGTGACCGCAGGGTAGCTTCCTGTCGATGCGTCTGCGGTACAGACGATGGTAATGATAACTGTCTCGGCATCGGGAATACGGCTCTGCGCGTTCTGGCTGCTGGTCACGTCCGTGGTCGTGCAGCTTCCCGCAGCCCACAGGGAAGGACAGGCGCACAACGCCAGTAGAATCAAAAGCAGACGGTTCTTCATGGTGACTCCTCTCAAAATCGTACTCCGTATGTTGCTAACTCTTCGAGGTTTTTCTTCAGTTTGTCGGCACTAGCAGTAAACGCCTCCACCTGTATTCCCTTGATCTGACTGGCGATCTCCTCAACCTCTCCCACGCAGGCATCAATCGAGTCACCGCAGGCTACCACCGAACCGAAGGCCGGTCCCTGTCGCTGAGGCATGATCCAAAGCCCATCGGGGAACTGGGTGGCATAGCGGAACTTGATCTGGTCGCGGTACTCTTCTGGGTATTCGACCAGCAACGGGTGCTCGTTGACCCACTGGCTTTCGAGCAGGATTTCAAACCCGTACCTGCCCTTGTATTCGGGTTCGACCAAAACGCCGTCAGCGCCTTCCCAGAGGATTTCAGGGAGGTTTTTGATCATGTGGAGTTCCAACTCGAAGACGGGCGAACCTACCCGGCAACACGGGTCCGAGAGCCACATCCCAGACTTCCCGGTGCGGCACTCCACGGCAAAGAAGTTGCGGTATTGAAATTCCTTGAGGGCGGGGCTAAGTTTCTCATAGATGTCCCTGAGCTTAGGAGGAAATTGCCCCCACTCTTTTACGACGCCGATGTATCCTTCGTCTTTCTGTTCATTGCCGAGCAGCGACCGCGAGGGGTATTCACCATCTATGGAGTACGTGTCAATGGCGAGGTCGAAAGTTTCGGGGAGATTGTCCTCCACGATGAACTCTCGGTATTCGGATGTGGGACCGAATCGTGCCTGAAAGTCATCCAGCCTGTTCTTGACTGAATCGTACCCTTCCGCCGAGAACGTCTCGGTATCGCTTCGGGTGAGCGAAATCTTGATCCACAGTTTGTCCTTGTCCCGGCTTTTGATGTACTTCCTGAGCGCCGTCATGCCGGTGATGACCTTATAAGGTGCCTGGGGAATGGACAGAGACTCGAAATATTCCTTGGCTTCCTTGCGGTAAACTTCCAGTTCCTCCCCGTTGCGCGATCCCCAGACCCGCTTTCCCTGCTTCGCTAGATATTCCTGCAACGGACCCTGATGGAGTTCAGGGAACACGAACAAATCCACATCGTCCACCACATCCCAGATGTCCTCGATGCGCTCGTATTCAGGAAATCCTTCACCCAGTTCGGTACGGTAGGAGGAGGGATAGTCCGCCACCCACGGGGAGTGATAGTAAACCTTGGCAAAGGACTGGGATAGCGTTATGGCCAATTCCGAAAACAGGCCATTGTCGATCACCGCTACCGACTTGGTGTTCAATTGCATGTGCAGACACCTGAACCATCTAGGGCTGTGGAGCAATATCCGATCACTACCGGAGGACCGGCATTCTTGATGCATGCTCCATGATTGACCGTAGGTGTTCCAATCTGCGGCACCGCGTTGGTATTGGATATAGTTGCTCCCCCTCCCACGCTCAATGTTGTTGAACTCAAAGCACCGGACTGAACATGATTTCCATAACAGGTTTCGCTTCCCGCGCTGTTGAACACACATCCATAATCAATTCCGTTGGTCAGAGAAAACGGGGCGCTGGAGTAAATCGGTCCTCCCGCAGTGGCGACCATATTGTTTCCGCTGATATACTGCCCTACTCTGGCCGCTCCGGTCAGGGTGGAGAAGGAAGAGTTCACGAGATACCGGAAGGGCAGGGAAAAGGCCACGAATCCAAAGGTATTTCCTGCAATAGTGTTGCCCCCGGAATCCACCAGAGTGATGCTGTCCTCATTCGGAGAACCGCTGGTAGCACTAATGAAGGCGTTTCCGGTAATCGTCAAGGCTCCTGCCACCTGTCCCGTCCCGGCCACAGAGCAGAACCCTGCCCCGGATTCCGACGTTCCGGTAGAGTAAATGTCCCCGGAAGCGTTGGCCCCAAACTGCGTGGATGCAATGATATGACCGGAAGCGAATATACCTGTGGAACACTGGGCATTCACAACTGCGGAATACAATCCATGGGCCAGATTCAACCCGAAATCGGAGTTTGAAATACGGTAAGTGGCGCAGTCTTCACAGTGGAGCCCGTCCCTTCCGTTGGTTTCAAACTCTACCTGTCCGTCGATAATCCAATCCGCATTACGTTCGGTAAAGAGCCCGTCTCTTCCTGCATTTTCGATGAGCACATTAGGACCAAGATAACCATCTCCCGAAACGTTGTCCGAGGTTGATCCGATATTAGTCAGTACCGCTGTCCCCCAGGTACAGGTTGCACCAAGATTGGAGGCGCAGGCGGGATAAGAGTTTGTTCCGGTTCCAGGAGTGGTGGTGTTAAATAGTTCGACTCCTCCTCCCGTTACATTCAAAGTCACCTGTTGATTGAGAGACAGGCTTTCGCTTGCTGTGATGGTGGGGACCATCGTATTCGTGATATGGATGTTATCCCGCTTGGAGTTGTTGACGGTCACATTGTAGATATGCACTCGATTGGCATTCGACACCAGAATCCCATCGAGGGCGGAAGAGTTGTTCGCTTTATTACCATCAATATAAAGGTCTTTAATGACCGAGTTGCTTCCAGCCGACATGCAAAGGATACAGGCTAAATTGGCTCCCGTTCCCTCTACTAGAGATGTCGAACCTCCATTGGAGGCAATCGGCAATCCTTCTACAACGCTGGCATAGCCAAGCGTGATTCCGGCGTTCATGGTGTAGTTGGCATATTGGACAAATCGAAGCACTCTTCCAGCGTCCAGCGTCACCGGAGTAGAGAACGTGGCGGTATTACCTCCGCAGGAGGCATCTACATAAATTGGGATCGTAGCCGTAGGAGTTGATGCAATCGCGGCGTTTACCTGTGCTCCGCAATCCGCTCCAACCATCAAAGATGCATACACTCCATTTCCGATTTGCGGACCGCGAAGGGGACCAGTCATCGTTCCTCCAGATAAGGGAAGGCCGGAGTTTGGACCGCCCACCTGAACGCATACCAGAGGATTGAGGCTTTGCATGGTGTACCCAGGAATACAGGTAGCATTGGTAAGTAGTTGCGATTGCTCCTGATCGATCTCCGTCAACTTGTCGAGACTCGCCATGATCGTTGTCATAGGCAGAGGCATGTTGTTGGTGTAGAGAGTGGTCTGCGTGACCGGAGTAATGCGCGTCAGGACTAATGGCTGACCGGCAGGGCATGCCTTCTTGAGCGTAATGCTCCCTCCATACATATAGTTCTTGTTGATAGGAACGATGTTATAGAGACCGGAGTTGAGAACCGTCCCGCTCTGCGTAACCGTAAGCGCGGTTGCATCACTGATGGCAAATGTGAAAGCAAATGGCCCGGTAGTCCCAGAACAAGTGTAGGACACGCTGAAATTCTGGCCTGTCACCGTTGCCCATACCACGGAAGGGATGAAAAGAATGAACAAGAGCAGAAGTCGTTTAATCACATTCCACCTCCTCCGGTGGCCACGCATCATCGAGCAGGCCTAGTTCCCAGAGCATCCATAGCCAGTCGAGTTTCTTCCTCCGTGTTGTCATCATGGCTTTGACCGTCCCGCATGTTGTTTGCCAAGAGGACTGGTCCACGTGTTCTTCTTTCCCGCCCCTCCCGGAAATTGCAATGCCCTCCCACCGGCATTAGATTGCGCCTTAGGGCTCTCTCTGACAACCTGAGAACCCATCGCATCTCCAGCCAGTTCCAGAAGGTCTTTGTAGGAAAGTTGGGCTGGATCTTTCAATGCCCTCATAATTGTTTCCACCGCAGATACCAAAGAGATAGGCGCAACCCGCTCCGCAACATATTTTCCCTGATCTGCCAACTGCTTTGCAGTAGTATCCGTCTTCTTATATATAGGCTTACCTCCATACTCCACATTCATTGCTAAATGGCCAATGGACCCGATCACAGGCGCGGCCTTGTTCACAACAAACTCTGCTGTTCCTGCTATCGGAGTGTCGCTGATTGATTTCTTTACCCACGTCATCAGGTCTTTCGGGGCGCCCGCAAAGAACAGGTTGACGTACATCTTCTTGCCATCCTTGTCGATTCCTAGGTAAACCCTGTCAAGATTCTGAAGATCGCTTGGATCATACTTTCCACCAATAGCGATGCTCATAGCGGCGGTCATGGCAAAACCAGTGGTGAAGGATTTGACAAAAAACATGCGTGCGGCAATACCAGCAGGTCCACCCTGGAAAGCATATTTGGCATTGATGATGTTGCTGAATGTCCAATCTGGTGCCAGAAGAAACATGCGGTACATGTCTCTCATACCTTTGCTTACGCCCATTACATCCCAGTTCAATCCACCATAGGCTGCATTGACCTCCTTGGCAATGCTGCGCATGGCCGAAGCATATTCCTGCTCAGTCGCCTCCGGATGCTTCGCAACCCACGCGGCTTCCTTTGCTGACATGTCCGCGACTTTGAACTTCCTCTGTACCACATCAAAGGTAGCCTTGGTAATGGATTTAGCGAAGGAATCAACCTGCTTGATCAAAGGGAGATTGGTGAACTTGTCGAACCCAGTAGGAATGTCTGACGGATGGCCTCCCTTATAGGCCTCATATTCCGGTCCGGTCTTGGTTGTGGTGAGCCCATAGAGAGCATGATGGCGCTCCTGTGCCTCAAAAGCAGGAGAGGAGTTGTCGGAGTGCATTGTCCTGAGATAACCATCCACTCCCATATTGTTTAAAGCGGTAATCCCCATGGCTTTGATATGAAAGAAAGACAGTCCAAGTTCAATGGCTTTTGTGAGTTGCTGTACATGCAGGAACTTCGCCACTGCGGATAGTTCTCCTCCACGCGCGAGCATCGGCTCAATCGCATCGGCAATCTTCTCAGGAACATAAAGACCATCCGAGCCGGACAGAAGTTTCCAGCCTTCAGGGTGATTTTCCCTGGTTCCTTCAACTCCCAAGGAACTGTTTCTTAGCTCTGTAGTGAATAATTTCGTCGAAACTGCTGTAGCGTGACGATCTCCATAGATGGCGAGTTCATCAAAAGCGTTGAAAGTACGCGCCTCAAATTCCCCAGATTTCAGAGGGTCCAGCAAATGCAGGTACTCTCTCTGGATGGCGTGAGGTGTTTTCTCTGTTAACCTTCTTCCTCCAAAACCTTTCGCGTCGCCCATCTGCCTGACGAACATGCGTGGACTGTATCGGGCAGGATCGATAGTACTGGTCATAATCCCCAATTGTCGTGCGCGATTCAAAGCATTCCTGAAGTAATTGGTAAGCTGAATATCCGCTCTCAGCATCTCTGGAGTCGGTTTTAACGCCCTTTCCATCGAAGGGATGTAGGCTTTTAGCCTTTCATTTTGTCCTGCCTTGATCTGGTCAATGGCAGTGCGAAGATTCTGAGGATTGTCGCGGTAGTCACGCATGAAACTGATCGCTCGTTGGTCTACAACGTCAGGCACCATCTTGCGAAGACGTCCTACAACCTGCGCAGCTTCCGCCACAAAAGCATTATGGGGACCAACGAGGAGTGTCCTGATCGCAGACTCTCCGTATTCGGAACCCTTCAATCCCGCCTTGATCCCGTTAAGGACAGACCTTCCACCAGCCCAGAACACATTCAGGTCATTACTCATTGAGTCGAAGGGCTCTGAACCCTCCGCGAGATTCATACCCGACACTCTATCTCTCGCCTCCTTGTAATCGATAGAGTGGAGTTCCTTTTGCCCTGCCTTGGTCCACATCTCATATACTTCAGGTTCATTCTCCTTCATCCAACTGAGAGCCTGTTCGCGGGTAAGGAATTTTCCATCGGGAGTGACGAAGCCACGTCCGGACTTCGTCTGATTTCGCGGAGGAAGTTCATCATCGGATGCTCCTGATTCAATGGCTTCTTTCTTCAACCTGTAAGCCTCATCAATAACGCTTTGTTCATGAACTTTCGGATTCTGAAGTACCTTGTCTACCAGTTCAGGATTGGCTTCCAATTCATCGATAACAACAGGCTTCGTACCCAGTGTCCGCGCAACCAGATCAGTATGCGTCTCTGTCACATCGCCTTCAAGATGGGCATCTTCTCCAAACTTAATGGCGGGCCTTAATCCTTCAGGGAGATCGGGTTTTGCCGGAGGTTGAGCAGAAAGTATGTCTTTGGTTTCCTTCGCAGTCTTCCCATCCTTTACAAACACATCCTGAAGTGCGGTCTTGGCATCTCCATGAGTCATTGCCATTCCATGCGTGACCAGATTAAGGGGTACGATCAGAGCGGCATTGCTGGCAAAATCGCTGGCACTGGGAAGCTTTCCCTCCAGCAAATCAGCCGCCGTGGTCAGGGCGGTTGCCTGATAGAGTCCTTTCATTGCTATGGTTGCACCACCGCTCTTGGCGATCAGGCCGCCGACAGGTAGCCCGCCCGCTAGTTCCGTGGCTGTACCAACGGCTGCTCCTTTGGTAGCCTCCCAGGTCACATCTGCCGCCCGGTGCAGAAGGTCTTTGAAATCCTTAACCTCACCATTCTTGATGCCCAAAACCAATGCCTCGCGAACTGCGGAAGGGACGGCAAACGCTCCCGCAGCGGCACCGATGGCAGTTCCCACGGCAGGAACCTCCGAGCCAGCCGCACCACCGGCAAGGCCACCAACTGCATAGAAAGGCAGGTCCGCCACCATCTCAGCGAGTCCAGAAACGAACTTGTCAACCATGCCTGGATCGTGAATCTTCTCCGGCATCTTTTCGCGGTGATGCAACCCGAAGATGGAGCCTTCAAGCCCAACCTTAATGTCGTTGGCGATGGTGTCGTCTAACTCGCCATCGTAGTCTCCGCCACGCTCACGAAGCTGTTTGTCGATCTCATCACGGTTTTCATAGGCCATACCGGGAGTGACCCCCAGCATCTTTGAATGAACGCCCGCCTTCCACATATCTCCAGCGATCTTCGGAGTCACATGGAGTGGAGGCAGAGCGGTGATGACATCAGGCTCTTTCGGCGCTTCTCCCGTGAGAGGTTTTCCCTCCGCATCATATTCGACTTGCCCCAGAGGTTTTCCCTGAGCGTCGTATTCTAATTGTGCTTGGGAGGTTGCCATGAACCCTTACCTCCATTCCCTTGCGGGTTCCAGACATAATTGTCCGGAACACTTGCAGGACGTACAGGCTCCTTGCCCTTCGTCCCGAGCCAATCCGTATCCGCGATGGAGCCAAACCCCCTCTTCCACCAATCAGATATCTTGGTTGCAGTCGGTCCCGTCCCGAATCTTCTGTCTGCATGTTGCTTGATGATCTCCTCGTTGGCGGACTTCATCAGTTCATGGGCAATTTCAAGCTTGCTCTTTTCCGGATGCGCGTTGACTTGCTGCTGGAACAATTCCATCGTCTCGGCATACTTCTGATTCTGTGCGCCCATCACATCCGGGTCCGAGCCCTTGGGGAAACCGAAACTGGAACCGATATAATCCATTCCGGCTGCGAAATCAGGTTCCTTTTCATGAGCTTGCATGTTCGCCCACGCTGAGTTTACATCCCGCGTGTTCATCTTTCCTTCGCCGGTACCAGCCATGTTCCATATATCAGCCTTGGTGAGATAACCTCCAGCGATAATGAAATTGTGGACCTGTGAAAGCTGATCCCTGCTCTGTTCATCTGCTTGCTGGCGATCAAGTTGGTGTTGGTATTTGTTCTCTGTACGTACCTCTCTTGCCTCTTTCTCAACTTCCGTTTCTGCCTGCTTCTGATAACGCAGTGCGGCACGATAATCTGCGCCGAAACCATTCTGTTCAAACCAATCTTTGTTCTCTTCGAGTTTCCTAGCCGCCGATGCAAAGTTAGGATTTTTCCCTGAGAGGTCTTTGGCTATATCGTCAAGCCTTTTATCTGCCTCATTCTTCAAACCTTCATGCAACTGCGCACCGTGAGAATGAAAGGCCTCCGCCAGAACACTCGCTTGGTTTTCAGTGATCTCTCCCTTGGTCAGACGATTAGCATTGTCGGTAAGGGCCGCTCCTTCATCAAATCGTCCTGTGGCAGAATTGGTAAACTGGTTGATCTTCTGCACAAGTTGAGTCTTTAACGCTATCTGGCCCTCCATCCAGTTCTGTGTTTTGATGTGCGATTCGACCGCAGCCAGGGCATGGCTCTTGAGGGTATCCAGGTTCTCAGGCTTCACATCGGGGAACAACTCCGGATGGCCATTCATCTTGTCAAAGATGATCTGATTCACAACAGGGTCGGGATTGGTGATGGCATTGCGTATCTGCAACTCTTGCCCTTCTTCGCGGAACTTGCGAATCGTATCCGCCGCCTCCGCATCCCCAATCACTCCCGATTGCACAAGGCTCATGACAGCGGAAGTGAACCCGCCAAGGGAGGAGGCCTCGCCTTCCTTGTCGTTTATCGCTCTGGCGTTGGCGTAATCCTTGGCGTAAGACTGCGCCTGCTGGGTCAGTTGTATCTTCCCTTCCTTGGCCATCAGGTCAATGCCGCGCATCTGCCCATGCAACTCGAACTTGGGTGCAAGACTGCTCGCGTACATATCGATCTCGAGAGCCGCTGGAGAGGCTGACCACTGCTTGGTGATGGCGTTTCTTTCATCCTCGTATTTCTGCTGGAGTGCGGGAATATCGCGGGAGTTCTGCGTTTTGCGCAGGTCGACCTGATACTGATCGAATAGAGCTTCAAACTGATTCTGGGATGCCAGCCGGTCTACGCTTTTCTGCGCTTCCCGGATATGCGCCTGAAGCTGGAGCCCTTCGTCTGCGATTCCCAGAGACGCCTCACCCAACTCGGCAATATCCCGCCCCGGCTTCCCTGCCTCGCGGGGAGACATGTAGGGCTTTGCTACGGGTTCGAGGATCGGAACTCCAGGCACCTGCGGCATCAGAGGTTCCCCAAATCGCCAGGATCAAAGGTAGGGACATTTCCCCCGCCACCGGAAGATTGATTGGTTGGCTTGGGAAGTTTGCTGGTGGCCTGCCAATAGCCAAGAGAAGACTTTGTAATCCCCTGCAGGAACGTTCCAATGCCTCCCATGGTCCCGCCAAAGGCCGCAATCTTGCCGTAGTACCGTTGCAATGCTGCCTCTTCGGTTCCTGCCTCCTCAATCCGCTTGGCTTCTCTCGCACCCTGAGCCGCCGTAGCCGCCATGATGAGAAGTGGTGACCCCGAGGCTATATCCACCCCGGAAGCAGCGTAGGTAGCGGCCTGCCTGCCCCGCAACACCGCATACTGCTGGGTATTCGCCTCCACCTGATCGCGCATGTTCTGGAGGGTGATGTCGGCGTTGTAGTCGTACGCGGACCTCGTAGCCTGTCCCGACTGATACTGGCCGAATCCAGCGATGACAGAGGAGATTGCCCCTATACCAAACGAAGCACCCGAGATGGCTTGTGGCGTCATGGCGTAACCTTTGACATGTAGCGCATCATACGATACACTTCTTCCATGGATCGAAAGCCAACATCATTCCGATTGAGTACCACTGCATTGAGATTAATCCTTCTTCTTTCCGATTCACTTGGATTGTCGAAGACCTCTGTTGTCGAAATGGCAGTTCGGGAACTGGCAAAGCAAAACCATATCTCTTGAAAAGGAGAGACAAATGACGAAAAAGGAAGCACTCATTCAAAAACGCAAGAAACTTGTCGGGGAAAAGAATCGAAAAATAGATTCTATTAAAAGACGCTATCGAATTCTTCTGGAACCGATTAGAGAGGAACTGAGGTCCATAAGGGCATCTAAGCCTTCTATAGATGCCGCCCAAAAATACATTGAACCAACAAACTCCCCGAAGAGAAAATGCTTGGGGTGTGGAGAGACGCTTCTCAGGGCTACGGTGGAGAATGCTCAAAGGGTAGTCAATCTCTGCAATAGTTATATCAGCGGGGAACTCCATTACAAACCCTTTCACGTTAAGAAGATCAGGGAGAATGTGTACTGTTGTCATATATGCCGGATCAAGGATGGAAAAGGACACTCCAACTGGTGTTCTTCGGCTACTCAGGTAAGATTTAGAGAAAGAAATATCATTCCCGAAAAAGACTCTGAGCCTATTGATGAATAGGCTTATTGTGGATTGTGGCGTCATAAGTCGATTATCCGCGCATACATACTGCACGTCTCCCCGTTCGGCCCGAATTTCAGCATGTTGCCTTCATAGCTAAACCCCAGAAACGGGAATATCCTGTCCGACACTCCCTTGATGCAGGTCGCCTGAACACGGATGAATCCGCATTCCTTGGCTAGTTTTGGCAGGTATTCTCGGAGACTCTTGAGGCAGAGCTTGACGTGGC